CTTCCGATCTCCGCGCTCGCGCTCGGCGATGAGATATTGCTGTCAACCCGGGCAATCACTCCACGCAGCGCTGGGTCTGTTGATAGGGCGAAATTACCTCCGTTTTCAATCAGGTCGCTATCGTCGAGTAGCAACGCCTGGATGACCGGACCCTCTGACACCCCGCCCGTTTCAAGCACGTTGTCATCGGTGTATCCAACAACGCGTTTTGCCGTACCTCCAGCCGCCCGAATGGCTGGTGCGTCGACCAAATATGCTGGTGTTGCTGGGGTCCAACCCGTCGGAATAGTCATTACAATAAAGTTCCTTTAGGCAACATGATGGTCAACTTCCTCAAAAAGCTTCACCGCTTCGGGCAACTCGGCCAGGATCAACGCTGCCGTACTTACTTCCTTGACCGCCTCCACGGGTGCTTGCTGGGTATTCGCTGGAACCACTCCATCGCCCTGCGGTGTTTCTTCGTCAACCTTTTCGGCGTCCGACAGATTGGACTCTGGCGTCATATCGCTGGGAAGAAATTCCTTGGGCAGATCGTTGGCATCTACGGCCACTTGCAGCGCCTGGGCAGGGGTAATGGTCAAATCCTTCACGTAGCGGTCAAGCCACTGGCTATTCTTATCCCTAATGTCCGCTTGCGCCTGCTGATCCTTGTAATCCTTCTCGACAAACAGAAACGTAGTTAAGTCCGGCAGAACATTCCAGGTCATGGCATGTGTAAACGCCTGCCGCCAGGCAGCTAGGCCCTTGCCCTTGGCTTTGTCGTCCAGTACCTGGCTCTGTGCGCCGGCGCCCAGCGGCTGACCAGTCAACGGCTGCAGGTCTTGGATATCCAGGCCAATGGCGTCCGCGTAAATTAGCAAGTTGATGTCATGCTCTTCTTTGCGGTTGATACCATCTGGTATTTCAGCAAACGGAATAGATGTCACCTCTGGCGCCTTCTCACCTGGAACCGGCACGATTACGGCTCCCATATAGGAGACCAGGCCTTTAGCATCAGCCTGGCCTTGCACAGCCGAAATCGCGTTGGCAATTTGGGTCTGGTTCATCCCGTTGACAAAGTACATTGCCAGGATACGCCGCCCGCTTACTTTTTCATCGATGAAATTAGAGATGGACATCTCGCGGTGAATAGCATGATAGGCTCGTGACGCAGCACAATGTCCAGTGCCAAACCACGCTTCGCCCGGGTCCGGCATATCTACAATGTCAATTACCTGGTAAGACTGCATCTCATGCAGATGCCCTTTCAGATCACGGTACAAAACTGGTACATCCGGGTCGCCGGTACGCTGGCAACGCAGGCTATCCAGCGGAATCAATCCGACAATCTGGCTGTTGAGCGAGGTCGAGGCTCTCACAATCTCGATAAATCCGCCGTTATCGGTGAGCAGATAATCCTGCAGGTGCCTGGTGATGAAATTTACCCAGCCTTTATTCATACCGGCTTGCGTCATCAAGCCTTGAGCGCGCCGGGTGCGCAAGGGGATTTCGCTCTCCACCTCCCAGGCCTGGCTGCTCATTTTGGTACAGGCGATGCCCACAGCACTGGCCCACATGTCCTCTCGATAGATCGTCGAGCGTAGCACCGCATCCCGCTCGAAAGTCCAATATTCTGGCAGTTCGGGCGGCATGACCCACATGGATGCCGGCAGGCTGAGCGGAATCATGAAATGAAAAACCGGGCCGCCTGTGTAACTCAGTACATCGCCCTGGGTAACGGAATGTTTCAAGACATCATCGTTCATAGGCCCAGCCTCACACATTCGGAATGCGCCATCGACAAACACACGCACAGATCGATTTTCTTGGATTCGGATTTCTTCACAATGCGAATCTTCTCCCCTTCCACCCTGGCGGCTGCATTGACCACATGCTCGGTCAGGTCTTCGTTGCCATCATACAAAATCTCTTTAGCCTTGATAGCATCCTGCAGGGCTTTGTCGGCTATCAGCCGGTCACTCGCCTGGTTGAATTCCCGGAAGTAGGTCACGAGCTCCTGCGCCATAGCAGACGCCAGTGAATGCAGCTGGTACGGATCGTAAGTCACTTCCAACACATTTCGGGTCTCAACCAGCCAGCGCACAAATCCCGACGGGTAGGAGGTATCCATCGGGTCGCAGCCAGGCGGAGGTGTGTACTGAATTTTGTCATTTTGGGGCGGTGTCCACTTGCGGACAAAGCGCGGAATGGTCTTTCCATCCTGGCGTGTGGCAGCCAGAATGCCGAAGCAATCGCCTGACACGGACGCGTCCATTGCTATCACGAGCTGCTCGTTGGCTTGGGAGGCTGGCACGGTGCCATAACAGGCATCCCACCATTCCGGCTGGATGAAGGAGCCGGTAGAGGATACCCACTGGTTACGGTGCACCCGATCAAACTCATTGGGCATGAGGTTCGTGCTCTCCTGGGCATAATAGTCGTCAGTTTGCCACGGAAGCGCTGGTCTGGTCATCCACAGTACAAACAGGCGCCCATTGGTATACATCTCGCGCTCGGCATCCAGCACATGTCCATTAGCTACGCCGTCATCGTAGAGCTTCTCCAAAATCGGGCTCTCTCCGACAAAACCGGCGTAGGTCTCGCACCAACGCAGGGATTGGCCGAACTTGAGCGGGCTGAGCGTGGTCTCCGTCCACATGGCCAGGCTTGCCTTTTCCTTCCAGCCCCAGATCTCCGAATAGATGACCAGATCATCGTTGCCGCCCGCTTCTCCTTTGGGGTCAATTGGAATGGCTTCGATGGTGGAATGGTTGGGAAGTGTAATCTTGTAGCCGGTGATTTTGACAGTGTCTTTCCAGTCCGGATGCAGCTGGATCGCCCGACGCATGTAGTAAGCCACGCGGCTATCTGCCTGTTTGAGGTCATTAGCCACCACCTTGACAGTGCTCCAGGGTTTGCTCCAGGCAGCCCACAACCCAACAGCCGCGGCGATAGAGGATTTAGCACTCTTTTTAATCGCAGACCATACCACAGTGGAATAGACAAATTTCCCATCTGGGCCGCGCCGCAGCGCCTCCCGCAGCGGAATCTCCTGGCATGGGTACAGCTCCATCGGTTTTCCGGTCTCCGGAATGTAGAAGTTAGCCTTGATCCACTCGATTGGATCCGGGTTCGGAGACGGGAGCAGGCTGTCCAGTTCGTCTCTCTCTGGCTGCGTCAAGTATGGAAACAATGCGAGCAGCTCGTTCTTCATCGCTAAGTCCAATATTATTTACCTCAACGGCTCCATTGACCTCATGAACATCCTTGAACAATCCATGATGGCGTCCAATCTTTTCGAGCGCCGCCAGGAAATCGGGTAATTCAATCTCGACTCCCTTGCGACCTTTAGAAAACTTTTTGAGCAAGTGCAACTTGCCGGCAGAGGCTGCTTTTTTCAAATCTATCCGGTAACCTCGCCCGGAAGGCGAGATAAAGTCGCTCATGTCTACTCTGGCGATATCCGCAAGCCTGGCTAAAACCTCATCGGCCTCCATCGCCTTTTCAGCCAGGCGAGCTTTGATTACATCCTGGATTTCTTGTTTCTTCTTGTTCTCATAACCGGCCTGTCCAGGATCTTTGTACCCAGCCCGCCTGGCCGCCTCGGAAGCATTCCAACATATCAAATACTCATCGATAAAAAGTTTCTCTTTATCAGTCAGTGAATCCTCGGGGACCTGGCCCGGGGTAGAAGTTGGATCACCTCCCATTTTTGGTTCTTCCACGTCGTTTTTCCTTGCGGCATGGCCGGCGAACAAAACGCCGGCGTATCCACGTAAATACCTTCATACGCCAAACACTTTTTCTTCAAGCCGCGTGACGCGTTGCTCGATGGTCAGTGGAATTGGAGCCGGTTCCGGCTGCGACACAGTTGAACCAAAATATTTGTCAACTGCTGCACTATCTCCATTCCATCGATCAATATCCAGGTCGACGGAATTTGGCGTCAGGCCTGGCCAGGCTTTGAAATGATCTGCGTTCTGATGAATTAGCCAAGTTGTGACGCCAAGCGGAAGATCAGGCGGTCCGGGATGCTCGATAGCCCGGTTTGTCAGGTACTGAGCCAGCCACCAATCGTAAAGATTGCGCCAGCTACCCGACTCGGTATAGGTATCGATCCACTGCTTGCGGCTGTAGATGAGCGGTTTTGGGGCACGGTCATGGATATACTGCAAGCAATTGCACAAACAGTTGGTAATGGCCGTGCGGGACATGCCCTGATCGAGCTCCGCGTCTATCACGGGAAACGCATCATCCCAATTGTCGCCCACCACGCGCAGGAAGTTGTCGCACTGGGATTGATAAGGCTGACTGGGATAAAGCAGGTGATAGGAAAAACGGTGAATGCCGTTCTGTTTCATGCCTGCCCAGTTGCTGGGAAACCATTTGTCCTGGTAGCCCCAGGAAATCGAAGCCCGCGCCGCTCCAAAAACTACAGTTTGGGCCTGGGCTATGTTCCAGCAGGTTTGTCCATTGCATCCAGCGGTATCAATACCAAGGGCCCGGATCATGGCTTATCTCTTCCGTTGCGCCGGATAAACTCGACCGGATTCATCCCGGCGCCCTTAACCTGGCAGACCAGGCGTTCAGCCCAATCTTTCAAATCTAAGTTTTCGGCTTCTAATTCATCAACCTTTTCTTTGAGCTTGTCATATAGTTTGCTTAACTCATCAAAGGCGTCTTTGCGCGCCGTGGTCTGGCTTTGAATGATCACGCCGACCAGCGCAATAGTAGCTATGATGATTCCAACGAGGTCGCCGGTACTCATTATCTTGCCGGGTCCAACTTGTGAGCAGTCTGCGTCACGATCCACACAGAAATGATGCCCATCGCCGCTTTAAAGTACGGATCTAAAGTCACAATAAGCGCCGGCTGCGTCTGCACCCAGACAGATAACAGTCCCAGGACCAGCGCACCAACAAGGATAATGAGCGATCGGTTTTGGCTGGTTAATTTTTGCCACCACGTCAGACCTTCCAGGTACCAGCTCGCAGCCCAGGCCAACAAAATGACTGCTCCGCCAGATGAGGTCAGCCAGATCAGCAGGGACGATAAATCGGTAGGGCCTGGCGAATCTACTGCGCTTGACGCAGCCAGCGCCGGGGGAACTACGAGAAAGCACAAAACCAAAACGACGATGAACCGAATAGTTGATCTTCCAAATAAACTGAGTTTCATATTTGCCTCCTCTAATTTTTTGGGGAGCGGCTTGCGGACCGCTCCCTTTGAACAGTTAAACAAAAAGCGGACAGACCGGTTCATGGTCTGTCCGCAAGTAGAACCGCTGGACTCATTATACATCAACTTCTTTTCAATCAATACCTTCGCCAAAATAAATTAAGAAGAAAGGGCTTTTGTAGTAAAGTTATGATCGACCAAGAAAATAACTCAAAACTACGAAAAGCCCATGACAGACATTTTAGCACTTTTACAACCTCTCGAACATAGTATCTCAAAAACCACATTAAGACAGATGAGCCGGATCATCACGGCGATGATTGCCATGAGCGGACGAGTCACCATGCTGGGAATATCCCGCTGGGCCGGAACGGGCGGCAGTTATCGCAGTATCCAACGTTTTTTTTACACTGTCATACCCTGGTCACATGTCTTCTGGGATTTCTTCCGGATTAATCTGATGAAGGAAAAAGATGTTTACCTTCTGGCAGGGGATGAATGTGTGGTGACCAAATCCGGGAAGAAAACATATGGTTTGGATTGTTTCTTTTCCGGTTTGTTGAAAAGAACCGTACCTTCGCTTTCTTTTTTCACTCTGGCATTGGTCAATGTCAAGGATAGACGCTCATACCCCATCCACATAGAACAAACCATCCGCAGTGCCGAAGAGAAAGCGAAGAGCCAGGCGAAAAAGCAGGCTCAAAAAGCCAAAGCTGAAGAGCCTAAACGCAAAAGAGGACGTCCGAAAGGCAGTTGTAACCAAAAGAAAGCAGAAAAGATGCAAAATCCCGAACTGGAACGGATCCGAAAGATGATCCAGGAATTGTTGAAAACCCTTGCTGGCCAGATCCAATTGACTTATTTGGTGCTGGATGGTCATTTTGGCAATCACCCTGCTTTGCTGATGGTGCGACAATGCGGCTTGCATTTGATTTCCAAACTACGTTCGGATGCGGCTCTGTTTTTCCCGTATACTGGCCCCGCGCCAAGACGGGGTCGACGTCGCAGGTTGGGTGAAAGGCTGGATTATCGCCATATTCCTGATCAATACCTCAAAGAGACCAAAGTGGAAGATGGCATTGAAACTCGGATATATCAATTGCAATTACTCAATCGTGAGTTTTCGACGCCGCTCAATGTGGTTGTCCTGATCAAAACCAATCTGGAGACAAAAGCCTGGGCTCATGTTGTCTTGTTCAGCAGCGAGCTGGAGTTGGCTTATGATAAATTAATCGACTTTTACAGCCTTCGTTTTCAGATCGAGTTTAATTTCCGGGACGCTAAACAATATTGGGGTCTGGAAGATTTTATGAACGTCAGTCCCACCGCCGTGACCAATGCCGCCAATCTTTCTCTTTTCATGGTGAATGTATCTCAATTTTTAATGTGCTGTTACCGCAATGATGATCCCGATTTTAGCATCCTGGATTTGAAAGCTTACTACCGTGGGTACCGCTATGTGACCGAAACAATTAAAATACTTCCGAATTTGCCTGATGAGAATTTAATTTCTCAACTTTTTCAAAAAGTGACCGCTTTAGGTCGTATTCACCCCGCTAAATCTCCTGTTTTTTCAGGCTAATTGGCGAAGGTATTGTTTCAATTGCAAGATTTATTCGATTAGAACAAATATTTGCTTGACGCGCGTTTTTAGAACGTATATACTATAAAAGCCGGCGGATGTGGGTCATCCCCGGCTTTTGGCCCAGCGCCGCGAGCGCAAGGCAAAGATATAATAGCACAAACCTGCCCGCTCGCGCAATCGTGAGCGGATTTTTGTTTTTCGGAGGGCGCCATAGGGAAACGAAGAACATCGTCTGAAGGCTCAATCTGGCAGCTCCCATCCGGGTCTTGGCGAGCGCAGCTGTATCTGTCCGGGACGCGAGTCTGCCACACAGGACCATCCCGCCAGGATGCTCGCAATTGGATCCGGTCTATGATGGACCAGATCGACCATGGTCTATCGTCGAAAAGCCTAAATATTACCTTTGGCGAGTTTATGGATGAGTGGTTAGCCGCATCCAAATCAAATCTCAGTCCAGGGACCTACAGCCAATATAATCAAATCGCCCGTGACTATCTCAAGCCCGAACTACACAGAATGCTGCTAAGAGAACTACGAGCCGACCAGGTACAGGCATTATATAACCGCTTACAAACAGTCTGCGGCGTCCCGCTGATTGAGAAAATTCATCTAGTCCTGCATTCGTCGTTGGAGTATGCCAGGAGATTTGGCTATGTTACTACCAACGTGGCCGACCTGGTCATCGTACCATCGAGCACAAAACGAGAAATGCAGATCCTCAACGAGAGCCAGGTCTCAGCTCTGCTCCTGGCGTCTCGTGATACGCATTTTGAAACGCTGATTTACCTGGCCGTGCACACCGGCATGCGTCAGATGGAGTTGCTCGGTTTAAAGTGGACCGATATCGATTGGTCAATGAAAACTCTCAAAGTACAGCGACAACTCCGGCGCAAGCACCAAAATGAGGAGTGGGGTTATGCCGAACTCAAAACAAAGGCTAGCCGCCGCACCATTGACCTCGGCAATCATGCCATCGAGATGCTGCGTGCTCGCGACAAACAACAGCAGCTTGAACGGCATATCGCTGGTCAGTGGCAAGAATTTGGGCTGGTCTTCACAACCGGCGCCGGCACGCCCTTCATCCAGCGCAACGTTGATAGGGATTTCAAAATTCTTTTGGAGCGGGCTGGTATAGACACATCCTTCCCTTTTCACGATCTCCGTCACACCGCATCCAGCCTGATGCTCAATCATGGAATACCGGTCATCGTCGTATCTCGTCGCCTGGGCCATGCCAGGCCCAGCATTACGATGGATATCTACGGCCACCTGATCCATGAGATGCAGGTGCAAGCCGCCAACCTCATGGACGAATTGATTTCTCCAGTGGAAATCGAATTCACTCACAAATCACTCACGAACCGCACACCCGAAGAAAATCAGCAAAAGACTCCGGGCCAGATATAGCCAATATCAGTACAATAAAGCCAAAGACCCCCATATATGGGGGTCTTTTTAGTGGGCGGTATAGGGCTCGAACCTACGACCTCATCTGTGTAAGTTTTGCGGTCATTACCCAATTATCACAATATGCCAATTATTCCCGAACCTATTTCAAACTAATGCCTCATTTCGGGCGATTTTCTGCATTTTTTGCTTTTTCCTTCCAAATAATCCAACCCCTAAAAATCTCTACACTCACGAACCACTCACGGATTTCCTTGAATAACTGGATCAGTCATAAAAATAGAAAACCCGATTACTTTTTGAAAACTATCGATAGTAGCAATAAAATCCAGCAGATCACCCTTGTTGATCTTGGCTGCCGTTCCCGTGGGAACGCCATTCAGAATCATGCTCTCGAATAAATCTCCGCCGCGCACATTCAAATAAATTGATCCATCCGATTCGACATCTTCGACGGTGGCGATTATGTGAATGCGCACCCCTATTAGACTATTGATATAATCACTGAATTGTAGATCCGTCATGCTCTCGTGCTTGGAAAAAATCTCCTGATAAGTAATCGGGGAATTTATATTCGTAGGTAAAATTGGTTTTGCCTCTTTTTTGGGCGTAAATAGGATAATAAAACATATTCCCCCGATAATTACTGTTCCAATCTGGATAATTGTTAGAAGCCTTTTTTTAGACATTCTTTTACCTCAGTCAATATCCCCCGTTTTATCAGGGGGATATTGCTTTTACAGAACGATTGTGCCATTATTGGCTCTGGATTAGAAAGGAGCCAACACCATGGAACTTGAAGCTATCCTCGTCGATCTTCTCCAGAATGAACTTTTTCCTTCTCTTCCTTACCAGGCCCAAGGCTTTACCATAAAACGCACTATCGATAATCAGTTACAGGTGAAAATCCAGGGTGAAACGCGAGTTTACGACATCTCGCAAATAATCCATATCCCCGCTCTTTTTATTCCAATATAAATAAGTTCTGGTTATTTAATCCTTTTCCCGCCCACCGATGTAAGCCATTCCTCGAACAGCCTGAACATCTCCTCGCGCTTTTGGTTGGCGCTCAAACTAGGATTGGCCGAAACTTCATCGATACGCTCCCCCAGCTCGTCGATTTTTCCCCTGGCTGCCTTTTTGCGCGTCTTGTACTCGGCAAGCTGGATCAGTTCGCCCTTATCATCATCATTTAGATGGCTTGCCAATTGTGTTAATTGCTCAAGCAATTCATCGTTCCTTGGCTCTTCAGGCAAAATGCCAGCTGCTCTAAAAACCGTCTCTTTTTTCAGATGAAATGCATCTGCAATAGCTAACAACGCTACTTTTCCAGGTGGACTTTGCATACTCAATAATTTCGATACCTGGGAAGGCGAAAGGCCACTCCTTCGAGACAATTCCGCCTGAGACATATCATCAGCATCTTTCATCTGCTGACGCAACCACTCAGAAAAATTATTCATATCCATTACAAATAATTTATCAGGTTTGAAATTCATTAGTGAAACAATCTAATTTCATGCTTGACAATTTCTAATATATGTTTATAATTTCTTATATGAAACATATATGTTTCAATAGTGAAAGGATATTCTAGTGAACGATAAACCAGAACTCAAAACCGCAAGTTATTCTCTCTACCTTGAGCAATTGAACATGATCACCCAGGAGAGCAAAGATCGGAAGCTTTTCAATGAATCCGCTACCCTTCGTCAGATCCTTGACGAATGGAAAACAATGCGGGAAGCGCAATCTGCTGTTCCGGCCGCGCAATAAAGGGGTGTGCGCCATGATCCCAGAAATCGACGTCGAAACCAACCGGCGGATGGAGCATTTCGAACCTCTTTACACCGCCCAGGAGGTGGCCGGTCTGCTCAAGACCACTACCTCCAACGTGTATGTCCTCATGAAGAACGGACAGATGTCCCATATCCGGTTCGGTCGGCTGGTGCGTGTGCGCCAGTCGGACCTGGAGAAGTTCATATCCAGCCATGTGGTTTAACGCGCAAACGCCCACCCCGGCGGCAAACCTGGCAGGCGTTTGAGAAAGGATTATCTATGTCCATTGTAACACAAATCATATTGAATACGAATTCTCTGGTTATGTCCGTCATTTTGGTTTCGATGCTCATCGGCGGCGCTGCCGGCATGATCTACGCTGCCATCCAGCTGATAGAAATCGGGAGGCAACGATGAACGCTGTTTTGGGTCTCGTAATCTTGCTCATAATTATTTTCCTGAGGCTGATCTACTCGCTGTGCGTCATCGGCAGCGACGCCGATGAGCGTATGGAAGGTCTAAGGGAGGAAAAATGAACTACCAACACTTTGATTTCGTTGTCGAAAACATGTCCGACGCGGCAGCTGCCACGCTGATGAGCACTATCCAGGCCCTGGTAGACGCCCTTGGGCTCACCATGGGCGGCGGGGTACTCCCCGAAACCGACGCCGATTATCCCGAAGAGGAGGCCAGCCATGCCGAAACACTTTAGCGGGCCTGAGTATGTCAAGGCCGCCAAGAAGGCCGGCCTGGAAGTCACCAACGGCAAGGGCGACCACGCCGTCGTGCATGGCCCCTCCGGGCGCGGCATCATGGTCGTGCCCCTCGATAAGGAGCTGGCTCGCGGCACCGAGATAGCGGTCTCCAAATGGCTGGCGACGCTGGGCGTCATTCTCTCTCTGCTGATCCTGAGCGTTTTTCTGGCAGGCGCGCTGTGACCGCTATTCCCTCCAAAAACGCTCTTCACTACGGAAATTTGATTTGGGACATCAATCAACTCTATAAATTCCCAGATCTCATTAAGCAATTTCGGGAAGAAACAGCCGCCGGCCGCGATCCCTACCAGGTGCGCGACGAGATTCTTGATAAACATCCTGAGGTTTCCTATATTTACTGCCTTGGCCACGATATCGATCACCCTGATCGTATCCATCATCTCACCAAAAGCCAATCTGTCAACAAACCCGAGGCGCTTAAATGACCAAAAAAGAAAAGATCATCTTCATTTTTGGCCTCGCTTGTTTCGTCTTGGCTCTTATTCTTCTGCTTGCTCCACTGGTGACCAAATGACAATCATCATCCCCGTTTTGATCAGCGCCAGCGTGACGTCGCTGATTTGGGTCATTGTCCTATTGCAGCATCGAATGAGCTCCATTGAGCGTCAGCTTGGCGAGATCGAGAAATGGCTTGCCGAGCTTGAATCCCGAAAAGGGAAAAAACATTATTCCTATAACAAGACTGCTGCTATCTGGGATTCTATGGCCGTGATCGGGCGCGCCAAGGCAAACGTCCAGGCTGAAGATGCTTTTTTGAATACCGCCCTGGATATTCTCTCAGTACTTTATAGAAATCCAGGGGCGTACGATCCGGATCGCCCATCCGGAACACCACTCAACTATGACCCGGATCGCCCCGCTCAGGGCCTCCGGCCGTAGCTCTTACCGGTGAACCGCCGCCTGGCGTCCTCTTCCCTTCGCCAGGCGGCACACCGGAAGAAAGGAATTCTTATGGAAATTACTGCATTATCTCCCAACGTCAGTTTAGCTATCAACTGGCAAATGGAATTCCTGGTGCTCGATCCGCGCAGAGGAAAAAGGCAAGTCGTTTGGGTTTGCATCCTGCGCCCGATCTCCGAAGGGAAATACGAAACCTACGTTGGAATAGCCGTACAAAATCCCAACGATCTAAATAACGATGACCTCGGGAAAAAGTTGTCCCTGGCCCGCGCCATACAGCAAATGTATCCAAATAAACCCTGGAAAAGGGTCTGGGATAAAGCTCGCGAATTGTTTCATATCCTGTACCACAAGGAAAAATCACATGTGTGATCACGAATTTGTATTTGATGTTACCGGCGGCTGGCATTTTGATGGCGAGCCCTGGGATGACATCGCTGAACATGAAGTCTGCGCCAAGTGTGGCTTGGAGCAGAAAGAAGACCAACAGAAAGTCGAGGAAAGAGAATATGGCTTCTAATCCCTTTGTGAAGGCCGAGAAAAGCCAGGCCAAGCTGCGCCTGGCAATCGACGGCCCAACCGGTTCCGGCAAGACATTCACCGCCCTGATCGCCGCCACGGTCATGGCCACAGGCGGCAAGATCGCCGTGATCGATACTGAGCGCCGCTCTTCGGCTCTCTATGCAGACAAATTCAGTTTCGACGCCGCGTACCTGGAGAAGTTTTCTCCCCAGCATTACATCGAATTAATCCAGGCGGCCGAGGAATCCGGTTACGACGTTATCGTCATCGACAGCCTCTCCCACGCCTGGGAAGGCGAAGGCGGCGCCCTGGATATGGTCGATGCTGCCCAGAAACGCAGCCAATCCGGCAATAGCTTCACCGCCTGGAAAGACGTTACTCCCATTCACCGGCGACTGATCGACGCCATGGTACAGTCGAAGTGTCACATCATTGCTACCATGCGTTCCAAGATGGAATATGCCATCGAAAAAGATGAGCGCACTGGCAAAAACACCGTGCGCAAACTTGGTCTGGCGCCTATCCAGCGCCAGGGCATGGAATACGAGTTCACCATCGTAGGCGACATGGACACCGATCACAACCTGGTGATCACTAAATCCCGCTGCGACTTCATCGCCGACGCTGCCATCAATAAACCCAGCGCAAAATTCTTTCAGCAAATCTTGGATTGGCTCAACACCGGTAAAAAACCGGCGCCGATTTCTACCCCGGAATTTACCGAGTCTGAGCCTGCCTCTGCATCGACTCCCGCTCCCACCCCTCCCGGTAACGGCAGCAAACCCTCCGGCAACGGCTCCAAGCCCACCTCCAACCTCGACCAGATCGGCCTTCAACTTTACCCGGGCTGCTGGGAAATCCAGAAGAAAAAGATGCTGGATTTCTATAAAAACGACGCCGCCAAGCTAATGGATTTCCTGACTAAGCGGAAGCACGCTCTCCTAGATCAAAATGGGCTGAAAGAGCACGTCGCCCGTACCTGGCCGGGTTACGAGCGCTTCGTCGACCAGGTCGGCGGCATAATCGGAAATGATTACAACCGCCTGGAGCTCCTGACCGGCATTTCCATGGCCGTCAACGCCAAGACCGAAATGCCCACCATGGATGACCCCATTCTGCTCAATGTCATCCTGGACAACCTCACCGTCGAATCTCAAATCCCGGAGAGTTTCCGATGAACCGCCTGATCGAAATCTCACTCGAACTGCGCCAAAAATATCTTGCCAAGGCCGATGTCCAGATCGGCGAGTGGAAGCTCACCCAGGAAGACGAAGCCCACAAGACCTTTATCACCCCGCCCGACGGTTGGCCCGGCAAAAACGAGGAGCAGCGCCGCGTCGCCGCCGAGAAGGTCTTCGCCGACGATCCGGCTCTCTCGGGTCACAAAAAAGAACTTCTCAACCTGCGTCAGAAGCTTATCACCATCGATGCGGAAATCCAGGCCCTGGACGCCGAGCGCCGCGCCCTCGAATGGTCCATCCGCAACGATCTGATTTCTCGCCTTAGCCAGGCCGGCGTCGCCCGCGACGACCAGCACGAACCGGCCGACGCCGTTTCTGATCACCAGCTTGACCAGGCGACCTTCATGCCCGGCGACGAAGAACCGCCTTTTTAATTCCATAGGGCCGGCCTGTCCGCAAGCAGGTCGGCCCATCCCAACCATGGATAATCCATCGCCGCCCAATCCGCTGGTTGCGTATGTGGAGCGTATCCTCGCCGCTCAAGCCTACTGGACCGCCCAGCGCTTCGATTCGGCCCCGGAACCTCCCGAGCAGCCTATGCCGGATCACTACCGCCTGAAGTTCCAGCCAGGTTACCCGGCGTACCAGCCCGAGGTAGACCTGGCGGAGGCTCGCAGAGAGATCAGCGAAAAGATCGCCGAGTATCAGATGGAAAAACGACCAAACCGCTACCTGCTCATCACGGCTCAGCCCGGTGTGGGCAAAACCTACCTGGCCGTGCAGGCCGTCCAGCAGCTCGCTCAGCTCCATGTCCGTGTGCTGTACGCTATGCCCACCCATGCCCACTTCGATACCATCTCCGACTTCGACAACTTCGATGGCGGCTATGACTGGTATCACTGGCTGGCCCTCTCCGCCGAGAGTCCGGAGACAAAAAATACCATGTGTCTCTACGCCAACGAGATGGTGGTCTGGACCCGCAAGGGCTACCCTGCCATGAAACTCTGCGATTCGCTCTGCGCCGTCTACAAGCCCAACTGCGAGTTTCGCCGCCAGGCGCTGCGCTCCGAACGCATCATCGCCGGCGTTCACAATCACGTCAGCCTGGGTATGGCTATATCGGATTTCGACCTGGCTATCGTCGACGAGCTGCCTATCTCGGCGTTTCTCAGGCCGCGCCACGTCCCCGCCGACGGCCTGCGCTTGAACGGCGCCGGCCCTGTGGTGGATCTCTCCGAAAAGCTCTCCACGATCTGCGCCTCCGGAGAGCGCACCCTGGGCTGGCCTCTCCTCGACCAGCTTGCTCCCCTCCTGACCGACGTGTACGCCCAGTTCGAGGATTACGCCTCCGCCCTGCCGGTCACGCCCTGGATCAGCCGCGCCGATCAGGTCGGCCAGGCCCCCTACTGGTACCTGCCTGATCTCCTGGAATTGCTCGTCCAGGAGAAAGCTGCCTATGACGCCGGAGCTAAGCAATGGCTGGAGCGGGTCATCCTCACCAAACACGGCCTGGACCTTCTCCAGCGTGCCGAACCCTGGGACGGCCTCCCCGCTCACGTCGTTTTCCTGGACGCCACCGGCTCGGCTGCCGTCTATAAGCAGCTCTTCCGCCGCGAGATCGAGGTCTACGCCCCCAACGTCAAACGCGCCGGCCGCGTCTACCAGGTGGTCAAGCGCCTGCATGGCCTGGGCACCTTCCTGGAGAAGGTCCCCGGCCAAATCGAGCCGCAGAATGGAGAAGATGATAAGCGGCTCCGGCGTCTCTCCAAACAAGGCCTGGATGCGCTGAAATTTTGTGCGGCTATGATCGAGGCCAAAGGCTATAAGAACCCGGGATGCGTCACGTTCAAATCTGCTGTCCCTGAGTTCGAGCAGGTCTTCGGCGCCGGTCGCGTGCTGCACTTCCACGCCCAGCGTGGCTCGAACGATCTGATCGACGCCGACGCCGGTTTCGTGGTCGGCGCCCCCCAGCCTCAAGATGGCGACATAATGCAGGCTGTCAAAATCCTCTGGCCGCGCCGCTCCCGGCCTTTTTGCCTGGTCGAGCATAATGGCGCTCACCCGGCCCGCTCCGAGGAGCTGCGTGCCTACCAGTATTTCGACGAGCGCGGCCAGGCCGTGCGCAGGGTCTCCGGATTCTGGAACGATCCTGATCTGAACGCCGTCGCCGACGTCATGCGCGAGCAGGAGCTGGTGCAGGCCATCCATCGTTTCCGCCCCATCACCCGCGATGTGCCCGTTTACCTGCTTACCAGCATTCCAATTGAAGAGCCTCTCGATGGAATCTTTGAAGATTACTCTGAAGTGATGGGCATACCGGAAGGCATCCACAATTGGCAGGCCTGGAAGCGACTGATGGAATGGCTTCCTAATGTGCACAAAACCGGCCAACCAGTTTCCAACCACGACATAGCCGAAGCAACCGGTCTATCCTATGACACTATTTGGCGTCAAAAATGGCTGGATATTATCTTAAAAATATACCCCGATGACTGGAAAATTGACCGAATTGTACCCGCCACAGGTGGGGGTAAGAAATCTTTGACCCCCATAAATGAGGGCCGCAATCGCGTGCTCCTTTAATTAATTATTTAAAGGAACACGCGATTGCGCTCTTGATCCTAAAAACTCTTAAAGGAACACGCGATTGCGCTTTCTTAAAGGAGGCTGAATAAAAGTCATGCTAACTATCCGACCCTACCAGCAAACTGCAATCCAAAACATCCTCGCCGATTGGCGCGACGGATTTCAACGCCTGCTGCTCATGGCGGCTACCGGCGCTGGGAAAACCATTATTTTTCTTGCGTTGTCTGCAGAAATCCTGCGCCAGGAGCCCCGCGCCCGCATCCTGATCATCGCCCATCGCCGTGAGCTGATCTACCAGCCCATCCAGCGCGCCGCCGAGTTCTGGCCGTCGATGGCCTTGCGCATGGGCGTGGTCATGGCTGACCAGGACGACGTCTCTGCCCAGATCGTGGTAGCTACTGTGCAAAGCCTGGTCGCTGGCGACCGCCTCTCCCGAATCCTGGAACAGGGCTCGATCAATTACGTCATCATCGACGAGGCGCACCACGCCCCCGCCGGCACCTACCTGTCCGTCCTCCAGGCGCTCGGCAACCCGCGTGTCCTGGGCTGCACCGCCACCCCCAAGCGCTCCGACCGCCAGGCCCTTGGCGCCGTCTTCCAGAAGGTCAGCTATAAAATCACCATCCAGGACGCCATCCAGCTGGGCGCCCTCGTGCCCTTCACCCCCTTGGGCTTCCTGCTCCCGGCGGACGCCTCCGGTATCAACGAGACCGAGGACGGATGGCAGGATGAGCCCATGGGCGAGCTGCTCTCCACTCCCAATATCCTGGAGATCGTCTTCGCCAAGTGGCAAGAATTCTCCGCCAACCGCCGCACGATCGGCTTTACCGCCTCCGTTGCCCAGGCCCACGCCACCGCCGCCCATTTTGTTGAAATGGGCGTTTCCGCCGGCGCTGTGGACGGAACCACGCCCAAGCTGGAGCGCGACAAGCTGCTGCGCGATTTCCAATCCGGCGCCATCCAGGTCGTCTTTAACTGCATGGTGCTCACCGAGGGTTTCGACGCCCCCGAGACCGGCTGCGTGATGATGATCGCCCCCACCCGCTCTGACCTGGTCTACGTCCAGCGCCTGGGTCGCGGCCTGCGCCCGGCGCGCGACAAGTCCGACTGCCTGGTGCTGGACTTTGCCCCCCAGGGCGCTCGCAATATTATCATGGCCGGCAACGTGCTGGAGGGTGTACCCAAGAAAGTTGCTCAAACCGTCGAAGACGCAAAAGAAAAGGGCGTCATCCTGGAAGGTTTCCAGGTCACCGGCAGCGGCGTCCATGCCATCGATCCGCACGAGATCCAAACCGTAGTGCTCAACTACCTGATGAGCAACCGCCTGGCCTGGTCCTTCGATGGGCGCCTGGCTACGGCTGCCCTCTCGGACGATGCCATGGTAGCCATCCTGCCGCCCGAGCAGGATCGACTCGATAAAGCCGATGCGCTCCGCCGCTCCGGTTCCTGGGATGATAGCCTGGCTGCATTGGCCGGTTGGATCGGCCAATACCGCCTGTATCGGGTTGACAAAGTGCGCTATGGCCCCCCCCCGCCCGCCGAGGATGAGAAGGACCTGCGCCGTTTCTCCTGGCAGGCCTCCTGCCTGGGATCCTGGGATTCGATGACCGCCGCCAAAGCCGCCGCCGAAGAGTTGAGCAAGCAAGTATCCGATAACACGTTATCTGGGAAACGTAATGGCTGGCGCGATAAACCCGCCAGCGAAAGCCAGCTGAATTACCTGCGTCATTTGGGCGGCGGCTACCAGACCGGTCTTACCTCTGGCCAGGCTGCCCAGCGCATTACCCATGCCCTGGCCCGCCAGGCTGTGGATCGAGCCGAGAAAATCAAGGTTAGTCAGATAAAAAGGGCCAGGCTTTCCCTGGCAGGAGCTTGATATGAGACCAAAGTTTTCGGTTAACCAGATTGTCACCCTAACAAACTTCCATCCGCCGCTGCTATCCGGCAGCCAGGTGGCGGTTTTGGACGTCAAGGACACCGGCCGCCAAATCATGTACGAAATTAAGCCGGTCGAATATCCCGGCGAAGCAAAGTGGGTGCGCGAGAGCGAGCTGGCCGCTCCGCTGGAGGTGGTGGAATGATCCCCGAGCAGCTTGCCCAAGTCACCCTCCAGGCCGTTGAAATCCTGGCGTACCTGGTCGCTAATGAATTGGTGACCATGGATATCAAATGAGACGCAGTTACTGGCAGGTCGTTTGTTGGCAATCCTGGTGGGATACCCGCTATTACGGTCTCAAAGCCCACCGGCTGGCCCGCTGGACCTTTACCGGGCAACTGCCCAAGGAAAGGATGAACTAAGACACATGAAATTACTGGATAAATTCCGTAAAGGATGCAGAAACTGGTATCCAAATCGATCTGAACACAATTATCAAACACGGCAATATGTTGAAGTAGTTTTGATGACTCGCCACAGTCAAAAAACATTGTTACGTCATCAACACCAGATCAAAGAAATACTGGACAAAGTTGAAAACGAAATAGCCACGAACTTGGAAAAAAGATTTACAAGTGCCTGTGATGCCTTAGAAAGAATTGAGCACATAGGTGCGAAAAGTGATTCCGATGATCCGATTTTCAGAGAAATATTCTCTATTGCTCGCGACTGGCGTCTAAAAGATGCGAAAAGAGGAAACTGATGGACGATCCAAGCATCGAATATTACAAAGCGCTTGCATTGCAAGAGCGCAAGCGCGCTGACGATAATCTCCGCCGGATCGCCGAGTTGAACAACGAACTCGGAGAATTACGAGAGCAACTTAAAGCCGCGTGGGCGGATATCAAACGACTACGTACTGAGGCGCTCAATGAACGACAACCTTCTCACTGACCTGATCGCCTTCACCAAGGCTGACGTGGACCGTACCGGCGAGTGCCACATCCCCTGCCCGGAATGCGGCCATGTGAGCAGCCCGCGCAATCCGCATTGCTCGTTCAACGAGAAAGGTTTTAAGTGCTTCGTGTGCGGATTTGGCTGCTCGCTCAAAACCCTCGCCGAGAAAGTCGGCATGGGCGAGCGGGAGTACACCGTCAAGTCGCAGGCGCCCAAAAAGTCGCAACCAGTCTACCATTCCTGGAAAGGGCGCTCCAGCCTGCCGATCTGCCCGCCGGAGCGCCTGGAAACCATGATCCGGAGCTGGCAGGCATACAAACCTATAAAACGCGAAACAATCGCTTCTGCGGGCCTCTACGTGGGCATTTTGCCGGAAAGCCGCTGCAAGCACCAACGCCTGATCGTGCCCATCTTCGACCGGGGCTTGCTCGTGGGCTTGCGTGGCCGCTCCATGGGCTGCGACTGCGGCAAGTGGCTGGTATCGGCTGGCACGGAGCTCGACCAGCTCCCGCTTTACAACTGGGAGGCGCTGCACCCGGGCTGTGCGGTCTGGATCGTTGAGAACTGCGTCGATGCTCTGCTGATCAGCCAGAACACGCCCTATGCCGGTGTGGCTATCTATTCCACCAGCTATTGGCGGGAAGAATGGCTTGCGACGCTGCAAGCCGTGCACCCTAAACTGGTGATCGTCGCTTTGGATAATGACCTGGTTGGTAACGGCGGCGCCGCCCGCCGGGATGAGTTTTGCCGAGATTGGCTGCGCAGCCATCCCAGGCTGCCGCAGCCCTCCGGAGTGAAGTTGGTCAACCGGCTGTTGGCTGCCGGATTGCCGGTAACCCTCTACGACTGGGGACGTGCCGAGTATAAGATGGACATTGGAAATCTGTTGGCAGGAGCGAGAGTGTGAACACAAAAGCCGAGGAAGATGTCTCAGAAAAAAGACGCGAAGAGAGACAACAGAATAGTTGTCTTTTATACATTGCGGGAAGCAAAACCGCCTTTCGTTGTGAATGTGGCTGTAATGTTTTCTACCGCATTCCTGGAGAAAACAAAAAATTTGAATGCAATGGTTGCAGAAACGTATATAGCGAGGCCGGGTCATGATCACCGTCACGATCCACGCAGCTTCCAGCCTGGTAGCGCTGTGCACCATCACCGGAAGCCCGGACGAATTCCAGCGCGACCTGGCTCGCATCAAGCACATCCCCTACGAAGACCGCTTCTTCGTGCGGGACATCGAGCCAAATTACTGGCGCGTGCGCAACGCGGCCAGGTACGCCGCCCAGATCGTGGAGATCCGCGAGGCCATCAGCGATTACAAGAGACAGTTGAAATTTTTGTAGAAAGGGAAAAACCATGACTGAACCATTTGAAACCTTCGCAATTGTTGAGTTGTTTGGACATTCCGTCATCTCCGGGAAAGTATCAGAACAGGCCATCGGCGGCGCATCTTTTGTCCGCGTGGATGTCCCTGCCATAAACGGCCAAGAAGCCTACACAAAACTTTACGGCTCCGGCGCGATCTATTGCATCACCCCTACCGATGAGGCTACTGCCCTGGCTGCCGCCCAGGGGTTGCGCCAGAAACCTGTCGATGTTTGGAAACTCAATCTCCCCCAATTACAGGCGCCCATGCGTGAGCCTGTCGAGGAAATGATGGATCGTGGCGATTTCGATGATGATCTGGACGAAGACGACCACTTTTCCGATGATGAAACCGACGACTAGCCCCGAGGCTGCCGTCCAGGCCGCCATCGTTGACTACCTGGTGAGCGAGGGTTACCTGGTTATCCGCGTCAACAGCGGCCAAACCGGTCACGTCTCCTTCGTGCGCTGGCAGGTGTTGGGCCTGTCCTGGCAGGATCGCGGCGTTTCCGATCTGCTCGCTCTCTCCCCGGATGGCAAACTCTTCGCCATCGAATGCAAATCCCCCGGCGGAGCGCTGCGCCCTGAGCAGCGCCGTTTCCTGGATGAAGCCTCCCGCCGCGGCGCGATAACCATAATCGCAACCAGTTTACGTGATGTCCAGAAAGGATAATACCATGGAACAATTTGTGACCGTAGTCACGTCCCTTGATCGTGTGCAGCCTAATCCCTACCAAACCCGCCTGGCCGAGGATCCCGATCACGTCGCCAGGATCGCCGCTTCCATCTTGGCGGATGGACTTCTGCAAGCCCCTGTTGGACGGGGTATTTACGACGGCCATGATGGCTACGATGAGCCGCCGAACTGGGTAGAACTGGCTTTCGGGCATACCCGCCTGGCGGCCTATCGGCTACTTGCTCGTGAACATCCTGAGTTTGCTGCCATGCCCGTGGTAATCCGCAAGCTGGATGCCCGCCAGATGTTCGAGCTGGCCGTCTCCGAGAACGTCCAGCGCAAGGACCTGACCCCCATCGAGCAGGCCCAGGCCATGCACACAGCCCGTGACCAGTTCAAAATGACATCCGACGAAATTGGGCAGCTTTTTGGCACCTCCGGCGCCAACGTGCGCCAAAAGATGCGCCTGTTGGACCTCCCAAAGCCGGTGCAAGCTCAGGTTTCGAAGGGCGAGATCACCGAGTGCGCCGCCCGATCGGTGCTCACCGTGCAAAAGGTAGCTCCAGCGGAAGCGGTCGCCCTGGCCGAGCGCATCGGCAAAAACGGCTCCGATGCTCAATCGGTAGCCAGCGCTGTTGAGAACACGCTCAAGAACGCTGAGAACGTGGTTACCATGCACTCGGTTTTTTATTCGACCAGTGAGCCATGCGGCGGCGGCGGTTTGTGGCCGCTGACCTGGGCTGTGCCCGCTGGCATGGACGCCAATAAAATTGCCGGCGCCCTGGCGCTCAAAAAAGCTCAGGTAGTTGAAATCTGCATGGACTTGGTCAAATCGCCGGAGACCATCGCCGCCGAGGGCGGCATATCCCTGGCCCAGGTCGAGCAGGTCCAAATTCTGGCCAACCCCGTGCCCTGCAAACGCTGCCCGCTCTACATCGTCTCCGCAGGTACGCATTACTGTGGCTTTAAGTCCTGCCACAAATGGAAGAAAACGGAATGGCTGGATTTTGAGACCCGCCGGCTGAGCGCCGAGCTGGGCATCCCGGTGCTCGATCCAAAAACGGATGGCAAAGAGTTCGAGGAGATCACCTGGCAGGGAGAAAGTGAAAAGAAATTCCAGGAATGGTTCAAGGAAAGGGCCGCCCACCTGCGCCTGCGACCGAAGCTCAAAGAATACGATTTCCACACGATCACCAACAGCAAAACCACCGAACTGGTCTCGATCAACCAGGCCTACCGCGATAAACTCGCCAAGCAAAAGAAAGCCGAGTCCGAGCAAAAAGCCAAAAATAAAACTGACCAACAATCCCAAAAAGAAAAAGAAGCGCGCTGTGATACGAGCAAAATATTTCTCTCCGGAGTAGCTGCTCCGGTGTTCGCCTCGGTGTTCGCCTGTTTGTCCGAGTCGGTCGTGCAGTTCCTGATCAACCAACATTATAGTTGGGAGTGGAAACGTCTAGAAAATAAACCGCAGCCGGTCATGTTTTTTGCCTACATGACTATCGCCGGAGCGGTTTCCTATCAAGACAAATATTCCGGCCCTTCTGCCGTGGCCAAGGCGCTCAAACCCCTTGCCGAGACCTGGGGCATCCATCTCCCCGCCGACTGGGACGCCGCCGCCCGAAAAATGGAGATAACTAATGTTGATCCCAGTTGACAAAATCCTTCCCAACCCGCAGCAGCCCCGCCTGGAGTTCAACCAGGTTGAACTCCAGGAGCTGGCTGCCTCGATCAAAGAGAACGGCCTGATCCAACCGGTGGTGGTCGAACAGGCTGGAGATAGTTACATCCTGATCGACGGCGAACGCCGCTGGCGCGCCTGCAAGCTCCTGGGCCTGACCGAAATCAACGCCAGTATCCGACAAAGCGGCGCTGACGAGAAAGAGCGTCGTATCCTGGCAATGGTCGCAAATCTCCAGCGCGCCGATCTCAATCCGATGGAGGAAGCCCGCAGCTACCAGGTATTGTCCAAGTTGGGCATGTCGAATGCCGCCATTGCCCACCGGTTGGGCGTCAGCGGCCCGCGTGTTGTCAGTCGCCTGGCGCTGCTGGGTCTGCCCGACGAAGTTCAGGATCTGGTAGCCGCCGGCCTGCTGCCTGTTGACCCCCGCATGGTTCATGCGATCCGGTCCCTGCCGGATGATCACCAGGTTACGTTTGCTCGCTCAGCATCCGCTCGCCGTCTGAATATCAAGAGTATTCAAACCTGCGCCGAAAAGATCCTGGCCTCCATGCAAGCCGAAAAAGTTCATGACAATCCGGTCATGGTTTTTGCAATCCGCAAAGAAGGCCGTCCAAACCATCCCAATTGGGATGCTTTGCATCAGTTGGGCAAGCTACCGCCGTGGCAACTTGTGGTGAATGCAACACGGTCAACCTGTAAGACCTGTGTCCTGCGATCCGAGGCATCGGTGGTTGTCTGCGGATCTTGCCCGGTAGTCGATCTCCTGGCAGACCTGATTCGGAGCAGCCATGATTAGTGATCTGATCGATCACTATACCCTCGAAGCCCACGCCGTCCAGCATAACCGGCCCTGGACCGCAGTCGAGCATTCCTACCTGGAGCAGAATTTGCGTTTTCAGACGTGCGCCCAAATTGCCGAGCACTTGGGCCGCTCGCAGAATGCCCTCAAAATTCGCGGGGTTCGCCAGCAGATTCCGGCGCCCTCGAAACATCCCGGCTATTACACCGGCAACCAGGTCGCTTGCATTCTTCGAGTTGATATCCACTCGATCATGCGGCTACATGAGCTTGGCTTGCTCAAGATGCACGTGTTGCCGGGTGAGCGTCACATTATGCAAATCAGCCGGATCGGTTTGTGGGTCTGGGCGATCAATCCAGAGCATTGGATATATTTCAAACCGGGCCGCGTGCGCGACGTCCGTCTGCGAAGACTGATCGAGCTGCGTCGCCAGCGTTGGGGCGACGAGTGGTGGACCACCGGCCAGATCGCCAGGTACTATGGCCTGGCTTGCTCGAACTCGGTGGAGGCTGCCATCAAGCGCATCCATCTCCCCGCCGTGAAATGGGGCAACTGGTACGTCAAAAAGTCGAACGCCCTGGCGCATCCATTTTTTGCCCGCAAAGGCCGGCCGGGAACACCCCGCGGGAACTGGACTGCCCGCGGCGATGCTTTCCTGCTCAAGGCCCGCGACGAGTGGCGCTTGCAATGGGTCGTGATTGGGCGGTTGATGAAGTGGCCAGAGAAAACCGCCATGTACCGATACAAGACGCTGACCAACCCGCAACACCCCAGGGTTTGACCGCCGTCCGCCACGCATCTCCCATCAGCCGTCGCTCGCAAGAGTACCGGGCTCGACGGGCGCAGATGGGATTGGAGATTGAAGAATGAAACCCGAAATTACTGAACGTTGATGAGGCCCGCCATGTCTAGCCTGGTTGATTCGCTGATTGGACTTCTTGTTCTTCTAGTCATACTGGTAGTTGTTCTGTTGGCCGTCTTCGTCGTCCTCCGCATAGGATTATTTGTCGCTGATCTGTTCGATCAAAAACAGGGCGAACGTGAAAACAAACAGTGGCAGGAATTTGATGCCACTTGGCGTACCGAGATGGAAAAACATTGGAAAGAATATCTGGAAGCATGCGGAAAAGCCCGTTCCCGCACGGTAGACCCAAACGGGCGATAGGGTAGGGGAGATATGTGGGAACCTAATCGCGGCGGTTTTATTTTTTCCATATTCCTGACAGCTATCGCCCTGGGGTTCGTGATCATTCTCCAGGATCAGGACTGGGTAATCGTTTCTGGGTTGATATTCATCGCAGCAATAATCTCGGCGTCGTTTTTAGGTTTGGAATGGCTGCTGATGGTCATCGCCTGGTCGCACCGGGAGCGCATGGATGCCAACGCGGTGACACCGTTCAGCAAAGCCGCCCAGCTCGTGCGCGGCCTGACGCCTGAGCAAATTGCCGTGCTGCCTTCCTTCGAGCAGATGGTTCGTGTCGGTCACGTCCTGACCAACGCTGGCGTTGAAAGTTTTCTGATCACCGATCGGGCCAACATTCCCTATCGGTTTATCATCGAATATCTCCAGGCATCGAGCTACACCTATCTTTATCCGATCAACCGTTACAGCGACAAAACCCCGGAACGGCTGTTTGCGGAGACGTTCACGGCCTGGTGCATCCTGCGTGGGTTTGCGCTGCCCGCAGTCGGGCCTCACTCGGCGCAGTGGGTGAATGGGGACAGCCGGGCGAGCGTCGCCGAAATGTTGGGGATTGAGTTGGAGAGTATATGACCTGCTTCAAAATCTGCCAGGATTGCGGAACCAAGTTCGAGACCACGGCAACACCAAACGCTGCCCGGTTTCAATCCACGCTCCCGCATGGGGAGCGACACTTGCCCCCCAGGTACTTCTTTACCTGTGACATGTTTCAATCCACGCTCCCGCATGGGGAGCGACTTTTGTGTTGCGTATAGCAGAATAGTGGGGAGGTGAATTAGTAGTATGCCCTACAAAGATTTTACCAGTCGCCTAACCGAACGCACCGATCAAGAGCTGCAGGATTTGTACGAGCTCTATGGGCAGTATTCGGCGTCCAGCGCGGAGAATGCCCGCAGCCGGTACCATCGCATTTTTTTTGCCATTTTTGGCGAAGTCGAGAGGCGCAGACGTGGTTTCGATAAACAATCTTATCAAAAGCACACCAAATATGTCGCATTTGATGAGTGGAAATAATCTCCCCTACTCAGAAAGGATGAAATGATGTCAGACGAAACTCCTACCGAAACTCCTGCTAACGCAGTTCCTCTCCAACTCAAGGTTGGATTTTACAAAAACCGTGTAATTATTGATCTGGGCACGCTGGTTAAGAATGTCAGCCTGTCCCCCAACGCAGCTCGTGACCTGGCGCTGCAGCTTCGCCGCTATGCAGCCCGGGTAGATCAAGAAGTCAAAAAGAAATAATTATATCTGGAAAGAGTTGGTATACCCATTCACTCCTGCTACCCCGCCGTTACCCGCCGACCCTGGGTTTCCCCCCGTGGCAGCCAGCGTTCCAACTCCGGACCCTGACGTAACTCGGTAAATCACCAACACCTGGCCACCTGCTCCACCACCGCCGTTGCCTCCCTTGTCGGAACCGGAGACGGCCCCATCACCGCCATTGCCGCCAAGAGCTTGGATAACACCTGCGTTATCTATCTCGTAACAGTGGATTTCCAAGACTCCGCCGCCGCCTCCTCCGCCGCCACCGCCGAGTTGTGCGCTGCCTGTACCGGCGCCTGCGCCGCCAGCTCCGCCAAGAGCGCCACAAATCACGGCTCCTGGGTTGGTCGAGTTGCCAGGCGTTGTTCCATGCCCCGCACCCCCTCCCCCGCCGCCGCCCGCGCGCCATAATGGCAGAGCATAAGCCGCACTGTTGACCAGCGGATTGACCATCGTAGACGCCGACCCGTTTGCCGTCCCAGCGCTGGCTGGGCTGGCTCCGGTAGCTCCGCCGCGCGGGATAACCTTGTTGATCCTGGTTGCCCAATATTGTCCCGCGCCTCCCGAACCGCCCGCTGTTGTCCCGGCAGCCCCATTACCGCCCGAACAGTCGATCTTTGCGCCAGCTACAAGCGTCAATTTGCCACTGATTTTGATCGTGTAGCCCGCCGTTTTGAGTGTGCCAGTCGCCGATACCGTCAGGTTGTGGTACCGCATATCCCTGGAGAGCGTGGTCGTGCCTGCTCCAATCGTCACATCCCCATCCGATCCATCTCCAAATTCTGGACGATATTGCTGGACCGGGTAAGTTTTCTTCTTCCACAGGTAATCCTCGATGATTTTCAACCGGCGCATAATGCCGGTCAGTTGGTCGGTCATAGCTCGCCTCGGATATGGTTATCCATCGTTATGTTGCCGTTTTCGTACACGCCGTGTATGGTATCCAGGTGCGCGTCAAAAGAGTAGCCCTGATACTCGGCCACCACCACATCGCCAAACCCATAATGCAGTCCGTAGAGCAGTTGGTCTGTATCTACAATCCGCCCGGTCAGAACAATTTTGGATCGCCCGTCCTGTAAAGCCGTGCGCGCTTCGCTCTCCAGCTCATCGGCGTCATCTGTCTGGCTGGCATCCACGAACTGCTCGCGCCGGGCAAACGGCGACATTCCAATGCGATTGTCATCTCCCAGGCCATAGATAGCGCGCACGTCGCCGGCGCTTTGCCCGCCGGCGTAAACATAGCTGACCTCCTGGCTGTGGTCGAACTCCAGCACCGGGTCTTCCAGGCTTTTGCTAGCTTGGCTGATAATTACTGGTTGGTCCGCAGTGCGCCGGTGATCGTTTCCGCGCTGACCAACATATGTGCGAAATTCCAGCATGGATGGCCCGCTATAGACAATATCAAATGCCAGGTACGTGCCGCGCTGGAAACTCTCGGCAGCCAGCTCTTGGAAGATGCCCATCAGGTCACGCTGGGCAAAAGCCTTATGAGAGCTGGCTGCCAGGCCCCGGTCCACTTGCACGGTCAGGTAAGCCGATAGATCGCGGGTAGCGTCCGTAGCCAGGCTGCCCATATTTTCGCGCACGATGGCCTTCATCATATCGTCGCAGTAATCGACCTTCTCGACGTAGGCCAGGTCATTATAGGGCACGATCCGCCCGACGCCGTTATAGCCTAGTAGATAATTGGCATCGAAGCCCTTCAAATGTAAGCTTTTTTGTCCACTTTGGGTGGAATGATACCAGTCACGCAATAAATAGATTGTCTCTCCCTCCAGTAAAATGCGTCCCGCGATCTCTCGCCAGACCTCCAGTCGCCCATCCAACATGAATAGCGATAGGTCGTAGTCCGGCGGCAGGTCGATGTCCAGCACGCCGACATTGTTCTCCCCGCGCCCCCATTCGACGCGCACAAAATCCCGGAATGTAGCCAGTTCTTTTGTCCCTGTTGGATCTCGATAGCGCACGAACAGACCGCTCATTAGTCCTTCTCCAATGGACTCAAATCCACTCCGTTGCTGGTAAGAACCTGATAAATCCCGGTCTCCAGTGCGGCGATAGTTCTATGTTCCAGTTGCAGGTTTAGGTGAAAATTGATCGCCTCAATAAACTCGTGCAGAATTGTGGACTGTGCTTGCTGCGAGTTCAATTCTTTAGCAATCTCGATCTTCAGCATTTTACCCATACAGCGTCCCATCGACGCAAGAGTATCTTCTGTCTGTGTTCTGTCGATTTCGTAAATATAGCCTAAGATATTCATCGTACCGCCTCATCGATGCCCTGGTATTGGTCGGTCCACCGGATAATCGCGGCTGTATTGGCGTCAGTCGTTCCTCCAATAAACAGAGAAATCAGGTTTTCCCCTGGCTGGAGGATAAATTCTTCGGCGGACCCAGGCAGGATTGTAGAACGCAGATCGCCCCGGAAGGTGGATATAAACGTGTTTTTATCCAGGTCTAACGTAGCCGTTTCCCCAGCCAGGAGCTTCAAATTGTTGAAGTTGATGATTTGCCCGGGTATGATATTCCGGAGTTGGTAGACTGTTCCAGGTCCGGTAAATACGACCTTAGGTCTGGCTGCGGCAGAGCCGTGGTTGGTAATAGTGGTTGCGATTGAGGCGATAGCAGTTCCGGCAGACCCAGTTCCAATATAAAGATTTCCAGCAGAGTCATAGATCGCAGTGTATATCCTATCTATTGGCGCACTTGGTAATTCTATGTCAACTGACGACCATGATGAACCATTCCAAATAGCCGAATTACTAATTACTGGTACGCCGCCAATGACATAGATGTATCCAGAGGCCAACAGGAAGTTATTTTGGTCGAATTTAAGACACTCAATATATGCTCCTGGCGCTCCACCTGCTAACGATGACCAATATACCTGGTTCCACTTGGCAATACTATACGCATCTATGGCAGGACTGCCGATGGTGTTGAATATACCTCCAACATAAACTGATCCATCTGGTCCAACCGCAATGGAATATATTACACCACTAGCGCCTCCGTTCATACTGTACCAGGTAGTTCCATCCCACATTGCGATGTAATTAACGGTTAGTGCAGCTCCTCCAACCGTTGTCATACCACCACCTACATAGAGTTTATCGCCTGGTCCAAACGCCAATGAGGTAATATAGTTGTTAGCGCCGACATCCATAGTTGACCAGGTTGAGGCCGACGGGTCCCAATAAGCAATATGGGCTGCAGCCGCCCCACCCGCGTTGTGAAACTCTCCGCCTGCATAAACCATGCCATCCTTACCAATAGCTATAGCATGTACACTGTCATCTACCCCTGCTCCTAACGCGTGCCAGGCTGATCCGTCCCACATAGCAATATTGGCGGCCGCGACCGGACCGGCGTTGGCAAAATGACCACCCACATATAAATTCCCAGTAGCATCAAAAGCCATGGCATAAACTCGATCATCCATACCCCCGTCGAGAGTAACCAGACTGCCAGTTAGGGGGTTATATACATAAATATAAGGCGAGAAATCACCTCCAGCATATACGTTGCCATCTGGACCGATAGTAATAACATTCACATTATCACTTGCACCCGCTACCACCTTCTGCCAGACTCCATCCTTAGTCCGCATGATTACATAATCGGCGTCGTCTATACTGGACTGATAACCGAGTGTAGCGCCTTCCTCGCCCTCCCCACGCACGAGCGGCAGAAACATCTGGAACTGCAATCCCAAGCGTTCCTGGAAGTTGTTATCGACCTGGCCGGGCAGCCCGTCCTGATAGTTACAAGGGATATTCAAAACCTCGCTGGCCTCATTGCCGCAGTCATCGAGCATCTGGTATTGCAAAAGTAATGGCTGTTTTGGGTAAACTCGATCTGGCTTCAATGCGTTAATCAGATCCCGGCGTACGCGTTGCAGATCTGGCAGAGAATAACCCTGGATTGAACCTATCAGGGTAAATTGGCGCTCATTCAAGATCGTGTCTTGGTAAAAACCGCCGCCGGATGAGGATGCCAGGCCGATGTTATTGACCGGAGCCATACCCAGACCGATGATTGCCATCAACGTAAATCCGAGATCACGTAGTTTTATCACTTCTCCTCCACTTGCGGTGCGGGCGCTGCGCCAACTGGCGGAGGTGTGCGGCAACCCGTACCATCCATAATCTGTCTGTCCAATTACGAGTCCGACCATGTCCCCATCGCAGTAGGTGGTTGGATGGTCTTTGATCTCGCACTGCCAGCCGTCGGTGTAGAAAACGCTGGTATCTGCATAGGCGCTGCGTGTCAGGTATAGATGGCGCTGGGCTGCTGAGTTTTCGTACCAGGTGAGATATACGCGCTGCTTGTACCCGGTCGCCGTGAAGCTTTTTTGCGCCAGAATAGAAAGGTCGTCATCCGGCTTGGCATATAGGTTGTACACCTTACCAGTATCGCCTTGAAAATCGAGCGAAAACGTATAAAACTGTCCGGCTGTTAGGGCAACTGTGCTGAAATACGCGCCGGCCTCTACTCCGGCGTTGGGCGTAATTTTCAGCCCGTACACTCCGCGCCGCTGCCAGGTTGTCACTCTCAAAATGGATGAGTTGAGAGTTGTGTAGCCGGTCGTGCCTCGCTCGAACGATGGATTGGTAATGATGTTATCTGTGCCCTCTGGTATAACCACCGAGATACAGTCTCCCAGCGGATAACCGGTTACAACCTCCGGGATATCATAGTAGCTTTTCAGCATGGCTATCCTCCACCTAGCAGGCGCATCATTTCAAATGATCTGGCCACCGAGCGCGGCTGCTGAACGGTTTGCATGGTTAGTTGGTAGATTGGGTTGTAGTGATAGCTGCTGCTCACGTGATTGACCGTCCCGCCTCCGGGATGGCTAACCGTGCCGCCAATCGATGCTTGCAAGGCCAACTGTGGCAGTGCAGTATTGTCTGCAATGCCTTTAGCGAGCCCCAGCATCATATTGGCGCCGAGGGCGGCAAACACCTTTGATGGAGAGCTTATACCCAATTTTTCTTTGATATCATCAATCAAACCGTTGATCAAACCTGTGAAATAAGATTTGAATCGCTTCCAGTTGTCTTTGATACCTTGGACCAGACCGTCGACGATATTTTTCGCCCAGTCCACCGCTTTCTGATAAGACGAAGAGGCCCAATCCCCGAAATCTTTGCCAGTATCGCTAATCCAGGTTGTGATCGTCGTTCTGGCATCAGTTGCCCAAGTTGAGATAGTCTGCCCTGTATTAGTTTCCCAGGTGTTGATATTAGTTTGAGTATCCGTTACCCATCCACCAATACTTTTTCCGGTATCCGTAACCCATCCACTGATCGTCTTACTGGTATTAGTCTCCCAGGTATTTATTTTCCCTTGAGTATCCGTAACCCATCCACTGATCTTTGGCGCAGTCTCATCACGCCAAGTTTGCAACTTTGTTCCAGTGTTTGCAGCCCACTCTGTAATCTTATTGAAAGTGTTGGTCGCCCAAGCACTGATTTTATCTCCCCATGTTGCCCAGACTGCGGCGGCCAGACCAACTACCAGAATAACAGCAGTCACCGGGTTGGATAGGCCCAGGAGCGCTCCGCCCACCGCGGCGACGATCCCCACAATCCCGGCCAGTACACCCGATACAACCAGGAAAACCGTCATAAACTTGGTAATCGTAGGTAGGTTTGTAGTGATCCAATTGAAAAATGGCTTGGAGGCTCCTGTCGCCGGCGCCCACGCTTTATTGAGATTGCTGATGGCTGCAGTCAGATCGTCAAGGGATTTCTTGATCCCGGCAAATGGATTGGCGGTCGTTACGCCCGCTGTTCCTTCGGGCACACCAACATTTTTCAGCCAGTTCTTGCTTCCGGTTGCAAAGCGATTATCCTGCACAGCAACCTTGGGAGCTTTACCGCCGCCGCCTCCCGACATCGCTTTGCTTGCCTGCTCGGAAGCCTTGGCCAGCGCGTCTAGCAAATCTTTTTGCTGTTTCAGCAGCTCGTTCTCATGAGTGTGTTCGGCTACCAGGGCCTTGGCTGCTTCCTGTTGGGCCAGGATCGCATCTCGTTGGGCAGTGGCATTATCCAGTGCAGTTTGGGCGGCGTCGGTTTCGGCTGTTTTCTGCTGCTCGATATTGCGGATCTGGATGCCGGTTTGCAATTTTTGTATCTCTAGTTTGGCCCGCTCTTTGTCGGCGGCCGTGGCGTTGACGTCATTCAGCACCATTTGTAACTGAGTGATCTTGCGCTGGTCATCCATATTGTCCGCTGCAGTCGCGCTGGCTTCTTGCTGTTTCTGCAACGGTTTCAGTAGATCATCATATTTCTTAGTAATGGCGTTCAACGCATCCTGGGCCGCTGTTACCTTATCATTGGCCACGGCCAGTTCGAGCGTGGTTTTGAGGTAATCCCGCATGGCGGAGTCGGTGATATGAGTTTTTGCATACAGTTTGCTCATCACCTGATCAGTTACCTCGCCCACGGAGCGCACGGTCTCTAACGCTCCCGCGATAGCTGATCGGTCGCCCAATATTTTCGACACTAATCCAGTATCTTTGCTGCCAGCCGTTGCCCGCAGGCTGCTTTCGACGGTTCCGGCAATCTCATCGAATACCGAAAAGTCAGCCTTGGCCCAGCCTGCCATATAGGATGCCATGGCGGCCTTACCCCAGTTTGCGAGATTCGGCAATAATTTAGGTGGGCTGTGGCTTTCCAACTGGCCGGAGATCAGGTTGCCGATAAAGGCCAGAGCATTGATGACTGCCGCCGCGCCCTGGATCATGCCGGAGCCGAAATTATCGACCAGGTTGTAACCCCAGGCGAACGAATTGTTTACCAGTTCGGTTAGTCTGTCTCCAACATTGCTATTCAAGTTGCCGGTGGAATTAGCTGCATAACTTGCCAGGTCGATAAAGTGCTGCGCCAGGCTGTCGACGTTGTGCCCCAAGGCAGTGATAGCCGGGTAGAGCGCGCCGCCTTCTGAGAAAGCCGCCGTGCCGGCTTTGACCAGATCTGCAATGGCCTTGATCCCGGTGCCAAATGCCTTTTGAAATGGCTCGCCCACGGCGATGGCCATATCGTTCGCGAGCCGTGGCAGCGAGCGTAACTGTTTGGCCGGAGATTCCATGGCCAGGGCATATACTCCTTGGATGCGCGCCCCTTCTTCGATAACGCCGTTAAGAGCGGCCTGTACTTTCTGGTCCTCTGTTAACGCATCCGTAGTAGTTCCAATCGCTTTGGCGTAACGCTCGAAGGCCTGGGACATGTCCACATTCAGTCCATAGGTGCGCAAAATGCGCTGGTTATACGTTTCGACGCCCCACAGCAAACCTGCCAGGGCATCCGACGAGTTCTGCTGTGTGAGCACAGCAGCATCTTGCGCGATGCGTGCCAGTTCGGTCGATTTTGATAGGTCCAGGTTATAGCGACTAAATTGAGCTACAAGGTTGGCCGCAACTCCGCCTTCGATGCCATATTCGCGGATCGATGCAATTAGACCATCTACCTGGGCTTTAGATTCTCCAGTTCGGCTGCCCAGCATCTCTGCGACCGAGGTTAGCTCGTCGAAACGACCAGCGGTCAGCACTGAACTTTTTGCGGCGTCGACCAGGTCGCTGCCCACGGTTTTGATTGCGCTGGATAGAATGTTGCCCAGGGTAACAGCCAGCGCGCCGGAGATTACGTTAAAACCTGATAGATTCGAGGCGCTGGTCTGAGCCGTTCCAACGAAATTCTGTACGGCGCCTTTTGCCCTGGCCAGCGCTGATTCGAATGCCTGGCTGTTTTGTGCAACAAGATTGACACCAGTATTCTCAAGCCCCATTATGTTGTTCCTCTCGCCCGGCGCATTTCATCCACTTGCTCCTGAGCAATGACGCCTTCGATTTGTAGATGTGCCTCATACGCCGCGACGATCAAACTCTGCATCTCGCCCTCCAGCGTAAAAAACCCGCCCAATTGTTCGTCAGGCCGATAATTGGCCCATACCGCCGCCAGAATCCATTCCAGTTTTTCGGTATAAGTCACCCCAGACATGGGGACGCGGCATTTGAAAATGTCGCGCCCATGATATCTAGCCCGGAAAGGAGACTTTGGCGAGTTCCTTCGCCTCCTGGGTCGGCTGGCTGCGGCGAGTAATCGCATCCATTAACTCATTGATGTCGGCGTCCGAGCCAGCGCAGATGTAGAGTACATAAATCTCCAGATCTGTGCCTTCCAAGTGGTTCCCATACTCGTCCTGCCAGAATTGGCGCAGTTCATCGACGGCGTCTTTATCCACCTCGCAGACCACGCCACGCTTTACCAGTAGCTTTTTCAACTGCTCGTAGATCTGCGTATTGTGGTCTGCTAGCGCCTGGACGTAGTCCGGATGTGCCTCATTAACCTCTTGTACTTTTTTGCCATCGCCGTAATCCACCTCTTGCAACGGCGGCTTGGGCGCCGGGTAGAGCTTGTACAGCTCATTAATCAGAAGTGGCGATACTTTGCGGATTTTGACGCTAATCCCAGTATCCTGAAATTTGAACGGAGTTAGTTCCCCTGGAAAAGTAGACATATTTAATTTACTCCTTACAGCCGACTGGCTATTCCCAAGAGCAGGATGCCATCCGAACCGCTGGCGGATAATCCGCCGGCGATGATATTGTTAGCGGCCACGTCTGATGCGGCTCCGAAGCGTGGTGTGTCAACCCGGTTGATCTTGTTGCACACCGGCCAGTTCACGACGCGCGGCGCGGTTTTGGTCCAACTGTTGCCGCCGTCCCAACTCGCAAACAGGCTGGCCGTCGGCGTGATGGAGGCATACGAGAAGTAACCGACATCCGGCGTCGGAAACCTGATGTCATAGATGTTGCCGGAATGGCAGCCGGTGAACGTTTTTTCTGTCCAGGTAGCTCCGCCGTTTAGCGTGACGGATAGATAGGCATTCAGCCCGCCTACCCAGTAGATATTGCGGTCGACTACTTCCAGCGCTTTAACCTCCAGCCCGTTGGGTGTAGAGGTCGTAGCGGCCCAGGTCAAGCCGCGGTTGACCGACTTGATGATCGCTCCAGCCATACCGGCTGAGACAATGCACTCATCAATGCCGTCGATACGGTTTAAGTTCTGAGTAGTTGCGATGCCGGCGTTGATCACGCTGACGCCCGTGGTGATGTCACTGGCTTTGTAGATATAGCCGCCGTCTCCACATATCCAGACCTCGCGTGGGCTGACCACATACAGATCGTTCGGAGATTTATTGGCAACAAACCCGCTGGTGACTTTGGTCCAGGTGCCAGGTATGCCGGTATCCGGGTCGATTGCCGCATAGTAGTATCCACCGGTCGTAGCCGAGTACGCTGTTTTGGACAGGATCACCAGGTAATTCCCAACCACCTCAATGGCCTGTGGATCCTCGTTGGCGCCCATGCCGGTGATGTTGGCCTCATTCCAGGTGATACCCCCGTCCGTGGTATAGATGATTTCGGCGGGCAACCCGGGCGAACCCGCGCCGGACGATTTCACGATGGCATAGACGCGTTGAGTGCCATCATCCTCCGGGCCGCAGTTACCGCACCTGGGAGTGGACCCATAAACCACATCGATCACTTCCAGGTCAACCAGGGTCTTGGCGTTGTCGCCAAACGATAACCCGCCAATCGGGTAGATGTCGGCCAGCTCCAAAGTCAAGACATCCTTGATCTGGTTGTCAGAATCAAAGCCACCTCTATCCCCAAGATCCTTGGTGGTCACGCGTGCTCCGGAGTAGATCAGCACGTAATCTGTCCAGCCTCCTAAAAAGTCAGACAGGTCCCGGCATGAGCCGGCTGCGTCGTACAAGTTGAACTGGCAGCCGTTGCTCCCCAGGGCGCGCGGAATGGCGCCGTGTTTCTCGTATAGCGTCAGAGTGGCTTTGGCCAGGTCAGGTGGCGAGATTTTTTGCCCGACCAGACGGTACTTTCCCTGGCGGGCTGGGTCTTGGACCCAGATCGGGTCGATCTTGCCGGCTTCGGGCAGGCCCACGCCTGTGATGGTCAGATACTGAGCATCCTGGCCGGCAAAGCGGGGCTGGTTGAAAGCTTTGGCCCCGCCAAACTGAATAAAACTGCGGATGTGCTTTTGAGTAACAATCTCATCAGCATTTGGATTTGGCATTTTTTACACTCCTTTAGATCAAAAGGCATCGCCTCAGGGCCAGGTTTTTGACCTGTTTCCAGGCGTATACGTGTCCGCGCCGGGTCCCGAAGGGGTTGGTTAGGTCGTCATCAGAAACTTTGTATTGCTCTTCATCCCGACCACCGGCCCGTGACAGGTCGAACTGCCAGGTGTAGAGCTCACGGTTAGCCTCCTGGCAGCCGCAGATATCGCGCGCCAGCTCTGCCGCAGCCAGCCTCGCTATGATCTTCTGCCATGACCAATTCATCTCGCCGCTCACCAAAGACTCGCCGGCGAGGTAACGCACTTTTACGCGATCTGGCGGGCGCTTGGGCCCGCGCCAGCTGGACGCTGACCAGGCGCCCGAAACGGCGTCGTAGGTTGCCTCGGCGGGTGTAATCTCTCCCGTATCGGCATCTCGGATGCCCGCACGCGCCACAACCTGGCCGATGGCAGCCGGATCGCTCGAAGATGGTACATCCTCGTAGTAGGGCGGTTGAGGCAGCGTTTCCCAGATCAGCACAGCCTGAGAAGTATCTGCCGTCAGACCGTTCGGGTTGGTCCAATGTCGCTCCACATCCAGCGCCGTCACAAAATTAGCAGCCGTATCCGGATCCAGCGCCTTTACCCCCACTCCCTCGTATAGAGTCGGCTTTACCAGCAGCCAGGCTGGCCCAGTGATCGTGGCTACTCCTGCCGATATTTTGACTTTTACGGGCCGAATGCGCCAACGCTCACAGGGACCGGCGCCGTCTAGTTGGTCAGCCGCCTTGAAATACACGGCGATCTCATCGGAGTTTGTTGTACCCAAAGGTGCAGCCGTGACGAGGGTAAACTTCTCGTTCAGGCCGTCGCTATCCGCATCGGACAGTACCACGTTCGCATCCTCGATATGGGTATAGGTCTCTACGCCCATTTTCTGGACTTTTCCTTCTGGCAACATTACCGACACCCAGCGCCCGCGCGCATCGGTTGGATACAAACGGTTCAAATTTGGTTGGTTGAAGCGCGGCCACGCCAGGATACTCTCTAGGTAGTGTGGCGCCGGAGCGAACTCCAGATAGTCGATCAGGCGCTCTTCAGCAGCGTCAATCGCAGCCTGGATGTCTGTCCGTCCAGCGGCGTCAACCGATTGCCAGGCATACTGGTAGACCAATCCGTTGCACGCGCTGGTAAACGGTGTTTTTGCCGTGGATGACATTCCCCAGAAATACCAGGGGTGAAAGCCCATGATGATCCGGAATTGTTCAAGCGATAAAAGGCTCATCCGATTACCCTCCACAGGATAGTGGCGATCCCGGCAATGGCGCCCCACACGAGCAGGAACTGCTGCCAGGTCTCCGGACCAACTAGGAAAGCCGCAATCAGCGCTCCCCAGAAAGACAGGCATTCAGCGCAATGCAATCCCCGCCCCCACCAGGTCGCCTGCCCGGCCTTATCCCGGATCTTCAGGAACAGGCTGAACGGGCCTTCCTGGCTCGCCAGGCTGCGGGCTGCTTCGTAAACGGCAAATCCGGCGATCACTATCCAGACCAGAATCATTTCTTGGCGCTCTTTTTTGCGACTTTTATAGGCGCTGCAACTTCTTCTGCCTTGACCGCCTGCGGTTCAGGCAGCGGGCCGCTGGGAACAGGCGGCTCCGGCGCTTTGAAGACCAACCGGCGAAATCTGGAAGTCCGCTCTAGTATCACAGCGTCTTCCTCTGGCGCATCAAAATATTTATACATGGGAGTATTGGCGCCGTAATACTCGCGCCCATTGGCCATAAACCTCACTGGCCCCTCCCAATCCCCAATAAATTCTAGTCGGACCATGCCCGAATTTGGTTGAGATGCTTCGATTTGTGCCATAATTTTTACCTCTTCTTGAACCATTCGTTTCGCAGCAAGTAATGCGTCTGCGTTTCCACCGCAACAGCCTGGCATTGTCATACCTCCCGGAAATCTTTCTTCAAACAAATCCAACAGTTTAGCCTGGTTGGCTTGGCTCAGATTGCGGCGCGTGCCGGCGTTCACCCGGTAAACCAACAATGACTCTTTCAGGTGCTCGCCGCAATAGCCTTTGGCCGCCATCCGCATGTAAAAATCGTATTCCTCCCAGCCTGGCAGATCCGGATCAAAACCGCCGACGTCGCGCACCCAGGCAGTTGGCGCCAGAGCCGAAACGGCGTGGATCTGGCGAGCATCCAGGTACGCCTGGAGCTCATAATCCATGATATGCATGATTTTCTCTTTGCCATCCTCATCGCGAGTTGTATAGTCGCTGAATATATAGCGACCGGTCTTAGCGTACAGAGCTACAGACTTTTCCAACGCAGTGGGTATGATATAGTCATCAGCATCCAGGAAATAGAGCAGCGGCGCCCGGGCAGCCTGGATGCCCAGGTTACGGGAAAAGCCGGCGCCGCGCGGCCCTTTTTCGGTGCGCAGCAAGCGCACGAACGGGTACGGTGTGAGCTCATCATCGACATCACTGCCATCTTCGACCACGATCGCTTCCCACTCCCGCAGGGTCTGCCCCAGCAAGCTGTCCAGCGCCGATGGCAGATATTTGGCGTGCCTTGGTCCTACCGGAATGATCACGCTGACCGCTGGTCTGGAATAAGAGCGCACTCTGGGAATATTGCGCGCCGGCGCTCCCATGGGATAATCCCCGTCTCTCATCCAGGGCAGCCAGCCATCGATGGGCGCATATGTTTTTGTCCGGCTTGCCGATCCCCCATGAACGCGATATTCAAACAACTGCGCGTTGGTCACCATCCGGGCATTAAATCCAACCGACAGGCCGCGTGTCCAGAACTCAGCGTCCTCACCCGGTGCGTAGACCTGGCGGTAGCCTCCTGCTCGCTCCCACATGCTCTTACGGAAAGCCGCCGCGCAGGGTATGCAGTTCGACGGCGGTACATGCGGCGTCGCCTGCCCTTCCCAGCAAAATTCGGGCGGCCAGGCAGCTGGTTGCTCGTGACCATCGTCGTTGATAATCACCAGGCCAGTGTAAACCACTCCCAGGGAGCGATCACTGGATAGGGCATGACGTACCACGCCGACGTACTCGTTGTTGAGTCGGTCGTCGGCATCCAGACAGATGATAAAGGGCTGCCGAGCTGCTCTAATTCCGTTGTTGCGCGCCGCCGCAATCCCCTGGTTTTCCTGATAGATCGCATGGATTTTATCTCCAAATCGAGCAATAATCTCTCGGCTGTGATCCGTAGAACCATCATCCACCACAATGATTTCCTGAGGTGGATCGTTTTGCGCCAACACACTGCTGATAGCCTCACTGATAAAATGCTCGTAGTTGTAATTGGTGATGATCACGGCCACGCCATTCGGTTCCGGCTCCATAAGCGCCTGGTAAACGGCGGCATACTGAGCCATGATGGCTGGCCAGCTATAGGCTTTGGCAGCCTCTACACTGGCCTCGCTCATCTGTTTGCGATGGCCTTTCAGCCACTGATAGCCCTCATACAGGCCGTCAAAGTCGCCGGGTTGCACCAAATAGCCGGTAACCTGGTGCTTGACCAGGTCGGATGTCCCGCCCCAATCGTAACCCAATACTGGCACACCCGCGGCCAGCGCCTCCAGTGTGCCGATGCCAAAAGTTTCTTGAGTAGTTGCTAGGTAGAACTCCGACCGGCGCACGATCTCCCGCATGTCCTGGTAGGACTGCACACCGATCACGGTCAGATCTGCAGCAGTTGATTTATCCTTAGGAGCAAAGGTTGAGAGTACCTGTATACCGCGCCTGGCCAGCTCCCAGGCCGGCGTCGGGTCGCATACGTCTGTGCCCCGGTTTTTGTTCCAGAGCAAATAGTTCTCGTGCCTGCCTGTTGGTTGCCACTCATCCAGCTCGATACCGTGCCCGATGATTACCGGATCGACGCGCATATCCCGCCTGAAGCACTCTCCTACCCAGCGCGAAGGCACCGTGATGACCCGGCTTTTCTTGCAAGTGTCGATCACCTTCTTATTGACCCGATTGTGCCAGTTTTCATAATGGATGCCTTCTTTGTCGCCGGTCCAGTAAAGTCCGTGCACGTGAGCGCAATCGACCCTATCGGTGATACCCGATCCTGCATGGCAAGCAACCACGGCTGCGACACGAGGATCGTCGACCAGTTGAATGCCCAGCCCGGGTAAGTATCGATGCTGAGCCAGCACGATCTGACCAATGCCGTTCTCTGGCTTGACCTGTGATAGGCCTGGCGTCAAGAAGAGTTTCATAGGGCCTCCGGAAAATCGGGCGCGCCAATCAGGTAGCGGCACGAGGGCATGCCAGCGGCATGCACCCAGCGCCAGGCTCCGCCCCGGTTGGTGGCGTAATTTTCAAAATATTCGTCATTGTTCACGCCATCGTAAACTTCCTGGAAGGCCAGTAGATAGTTCTCTGCCTTGACCTGCTTCAGGATGGATTGTCGCTCTGTCGGGCTCATTTCTGACATGGAATAAATACCAATCAGCAGGTCAGCTTTCGCCGGCAGCATGGCGGGATTTGACACGAAATTTATTCCTTGTATGCCGCATGTCTTAGACAGGTAATATTCCTGCAGGATCAAGAACTCAGGCAGATCAATCAGGGTATAGCTTCCGCCGAAGCGCAGTTGTCGGCACACCTTGGCAAATCCGCCGTATCCGCCGCCCACCTCCACAATGCTGGACAGGTCCTTGATGTGTCGCCCGGTGGTTATCTCCCATCTGCTCAAGTGATAGACCTGATGCAACAGGTTGGCATTCATGCCTGGCGCCATTTCGGAGATACGCGGATTACCAACACCATCTTCCTGGACGGCGCGCTCATAGTGAAACCAGCTGGAGCATTTGCGCAGTTCGGCATATTCCTCGCGTAGTTGGGAACCATCGCCGACAAACATGGTTGAAACCACGGTCGGCCAGGTCAAAAATTCTTCCGGGTCCTGCTCCAGGATGTCCTGGCGCAGGATGCCGGCATGGTACTGCCAGCGCCCGGCGTCAGGCGGCAGGGGTGGCAGCAGGGATATACGCCGTCGCATTTCGTTGATGTTCAATCCGGGCCTCCTTTGCATAAAATTCCTCGATGGTCTCCACCACGTACTGAATATCTTCAGACTCCAGGCCCTGGTGGCACCCGATGTAAAATCCGGAATTCAAGATCCATTTGCTAACTGGATATGTATTCGGATCCAAATATCGGTAGAGCGGTTGCCCCAGAATAGGCAGCATATCGCGCGTCTCGATGCCACATTCATTCAAATATTTCATCAGTGGCTCTTTGTCGGGGGCCTGCCCGCGGACAGGATTGAGCACAATACTGTACATCATCCAGGCATGCTCATTGCCCTCGGCGATGCGCGGTGTGCGTAGTGGATTGCCGTAATGGGCATTGACAGTATGCTCCAGTCCAGCCGTCAGGTGTCGGGCATTGCGCCCACGGATGCGCAGCATTTCATCGACCGTTTCCAACTGCGCCAGGCCAACCGCCGCCTCAAACTCGGTCAGCCGAAACGAATGTCCGCATGAATCAAAGCGAAAGCGCCTCCCTGCCATTGGCCGTGGTGCGAAATTTTTACCCGAGTTGAGGTTATCGATAGACAAGCCGTGATTGACCAGGCTGCGCATGCGAGCCGCATAGTCTGGATTATTGGTGATGCCCAGGCCGCCCACTCCGGTCACCAGCAAATGAGCCGCGTAGGTCGAGAAGCAACCAATGTCGCCCAGGCTGCCCACTGGATGATCCCCGTGCCTCACAAACATGGTTTCGCAGCTATCCTCGATAATTTTGAGCTGGCAGGCAGCCGCAATGACCCGTATACGTCCCATATTTGCCGGCTGGCCGAACAGGTGCGCCGGAATGATAGCCCGGGTACGAGATGTGATAACTTCGTCGATCTTTTCCGGGTCCATGTTATACGTCTCCGGATCTACGTCGACGAAAACTGGCTGCATGCGGCAGTGCAGCACGATGTTGGATGTGGCCACAAATGTGGTAGCCGGTACGATGACTTCGTCGCCATCTGCCCAGCCGTGCAGTTCTTTCAACGCCTGCAGAGCCACCATCAGCGAGCTGGTGCCGCTGTTGGATAGGATGGTATAGCAACAATCGTGCATCTCCCCAAAGCGCCGCTCGAACTCGGCCGACATCGGCCCATAGGAAATGCGTCCGGAGGTCATCACCTGGTTGACCAATTCAACCATGCGCGGTGTAGAGCGGAAGGTTCCCAGGCTAACTGTACGCATGTAGATACCCCAACTTTTCCAGATCGTCACGATCCTGCCCATACAACCCAAAAGCCTTACCCTGGTAGCCGCCGTCCAGTGTAACGTTCCCTTGCTGGACCGCAATCAGGTAGCGCAGCGGTCGCTGTCGAGTGCCCAATACACGGTAGCCCAACTCGATCAAACGCGCCGATCCATTGATTTCGGCCTGCCATGGGTTCTCGCCTGCGATCATGCAATCCAGCAGCATCGTACGCCGCCAGATACCCGCCTGGAAAGAAAAGTGATAAGGAATGTCCTTGGTGCTCTCCACCAGGTCCAGGCGTCCCAGGTAACCCACATCCAAAATATTCTGGTTGTTGGCCCGGTCCGCCGACAGGTCCATGCGGGCGATGTCCGGATGCTGGAGCATATATTCCTCCAGCCTGTAGATGGCGTTTACATCCGCATCACGAATCAGCCAGAAGTCCTCCATCATCCACAAAAACAAATCATCATGGATAGAGTCTAGAAACTTGATCACGCCGTCTGACCAACGCCCGAAGGGGTAGCTCGCGAAGTCTCCGATTGAGTTGAACGTATGTCCCAAGGTCATTTGCACACCTGGGTCCGTGTAGCCGGCAAACTCGAAGGGCAGCCGCGCGTATTTGTACCATTGGTGCGCAAACGCCGGCATTGCCCAGGCTCGTTTGTCGGATGTGAAACAGATTGTTCTCATAAGTTTCTCACGTCCCTTTTCGTGACCCTGGAAAAACCGGCTGGCCAGGCAGCCAGGGGATCTACTTTTTGGGTGCGACCCTAGGCCAGCCGGTTGAAAGGCTAAAGGTTACTGAGGTGCATAATAAGATGGCCCGTAGGTGTCCCGGCCAGTCTTGCCGCCATCCTTATAGTAGCTGGCGGACGGATCGATCTGGCGCTCGTGAGCAACAGGCGTGTACTGCACACCAGTCAAACGAGCTGCGATCATGGGTGTCAGGAGCATCACCCTGGGTTCGGTCTTGGCGATCATTTGCACACAGAAATTGGTTGGCGGTTTCTTATGCCACAGGAAACGCCCGCCATCGCTGGTAAAGTAACTATCGCCAGGAGCAAAAATCTTCGCCATTTCCAATGGGCCGTTGGGCCCATCGTAATTGAAGTATTCCCAGTATGTGACCGGGGTGCCGCCCAAAACGGTCAGAGGCACGAAATAGATCGAGGCCCGGAAACTTTCACCAGCAACCATAGTTTCGGCGATGCCATCATCGATGGTGACATCTACACGCTGACCATCGATCAGCAGATACTGCCCGGTGCGAGTGAAGATATCACCGCGCATGTCATCGCGCATCTTGACCAACGCGGCAGAATCAACCGAATTGACCTGAGTAGCCGAAAAGTCCGACTGGCAGCGGTAGGTCATATACGCGCATGGCCAGATCTCAGTGATCTCATAGAAGAGCGACCACGGCATACAGATCGTCCATGTAGTCGGATCTAGTCCGGCCCGGCTGGATATGAAGCGCAAGTTTCGGAAGATGTTGGTCATCGTGCGCACCAAAGACGCGCCGTTGGTTTTGACCTCGGCGTTGGCAAACGAGCGCACGATGCTGTCAGCAGCCGGGCAGACGGTGCCGGTTTCGGCGTCTTTGTAGCCAGTGTTGATCAGAATATCAAGGCCATACCACTCCTTGTATCCACCACCGGCCGTGTTATTGGTCGGGTTGCCGGTGTACATCAGCCCCATGAAGTCGCGTGCCCAGGCTGTTCCAAACTCGAACAGGTTCTTGGCGATCTCGGAATAAACCGCAGCCTTTGGATTGGCCCCGGGCATGGTTGGAGATAATGCCAGTCCGCCCACATCGAAAGGCGAGTTCATCAATTGCAGATCAGTGAAATCGCTGCGATTGAAGACCTTGCCGGAGGTGTCCAGGTCGATGACGCGTGTCATGCGGCTCAGTCGCCCAAAGACGAACTGGTGCTCACACAGTTTCATCAGCCCGGCGTAAGGCGGATCATCGCAGACGCCTACCGGGTTAGACCCGGTCGACGCTGTGACGCCGGTCATAATACCGTAGATCGGGTTGGTATCGTTGCTTCCCTTGGTGGGAAGTTTCGATAAAAGTCCCAGGCTGGGAAGAAGCAAAGCAGAGAATACGGGTTTGGATAAGCCCGGAGCGCTGAATAGCCCACCGGGGCCATGCCCATTCTGAGCAGTGGGAGTAGACCCAACGGCTTTGGACGAAACGCTGGCGCGAGCCAAAAGCTTGTCGACCAGCACCTCATAATCAATTGCTTGGTCAGTCATTTTAAAACTCCTTTTCTAAGTTGTCTGGCCTGCGCCAGTGACAAATTTGAGAAAATCCGAATCAGGTCCGGGTTTACGATCCGTTTTGGCCTTATCGGTTACGATGGTGGACTCAGACTGCGAGGCTCTCGAAGCCTGGAGCTGCTTGATACTGCGGGGTTGGGCGCCTTCCAGCTCTGCCAGCTTTTCCTTCGCGGCAGTCAGGTCGGCTTCCAGAGCCTGGATACGCTTGGCCTGCGCATCAGCAGCTTCTTTCACTGACGTCAGCGTGTCATCTTTTTGGGTGACATTTGCCGTCAGAAGATCCTTAAGTTCTTTAATCCCGGTGATAACGGGTTCCATCTGCGGCAGTTGGGCGAGCATCAACTCACGGTCCGCCGGCAGATAAACAGTATGTTTTGTGACCTGGATAGGATCACCCTCCAAAACTGCCACGCCGGTATCGTCGATGACGTAGAGTTGGCGGAACAATTCGTTGGTGGCCCAGTTGGAATAGATAAACCAGTCTTCGAACACATCCCAAACGCCCCAGTCTCCAGATTTGTTGCTGTTGGGATCGGACGGAAATTTGATACGGAGCGCAGCATATAGCGCCTGGCGTATGTCATCAAATGACAGTTCTTTGGTCTCAGTGGCTGCGGGCTCGGTAGTCGAGGTATCGACAACCGGATCACCGTCAACAAAGGCCTCATCCAGCCAGCCCTCGGGTAAATCCGCCTGCTCTTTTTCCTGGGTATCGCCGGGCAAGTCCATCTTTTCGGATTTATAGAGCGCATCGAGCGCGCTCTTGGCTTCGTCTGCGTTAGGTCCGGAATATTTCTTGCCTCGGTGCCCGCCAGGCGCGGTCAGGGCTGCCCAGGCCGCGCCCATCAGGGCGTGATCGGGCTTGCCGTTATCCTTGACGCACAGGTGCCAGGTCGCAACCTGCTTGGGGTCTTCGACCACCATGAAATCGCCGGCTGGGTGTTCTACATCGCCAATTTTCTTGGTGAGCGTTGCTTTGGACGCCACACCCGCCGCGTCCGCCTCTTTCTGAACAGTGTCAGCCTTTTCAAGAATCGAATTTGCCAGATCCGGGTCCTTCAAAAGGGCGACAAACGCGTCAACTTTCTCTTTTATTGTTGCCATTTCGTCAACCTCCTGAATAAGTAATTGGGTAAATCGATTGGATGCTCGCCCTTTTGGCAGGAGCGACCGTTCAAACGTTTTCGCGTGCTCGAACACGCCCTCCGCGTCAGGCTCATCTCGCGGGTGAGAGAAACGAATGCTGGCCTGCAACTCTTTTGCAACCGGCGCCAATACAGCGCCAATGGCCTGGTCTCGGAAGGTGCCCGATTCGATCAGCACCCTGCCCCGCATCATCCGGAAATCACAGTCGCCGATGTCCAGCCCAGGACCGGCTTTGTACGTGGTGTAATCCCCTGGATCGTCAAACACATAATCGCCCACGTGCCACCAGCGCAACGGGCCATGCTCGTTCAGCCGGTCGGTTAGATCAACATCGCCTTCTAGCGCCTTGGTCGAAACGATTTCTGCATCCCGGTCTTTGAACGCATTAGAGGAAAACAGCACCCAGCGGTAGGTGCCATCCGCCTGTTTCATGATGGTGAAGTCATCCCCTTGGTCCAGGTTGAATGCGTACTGTTCATCGCCCCAAGCCAGGTAGATCTGGGCGAATGTGACGTCCATTTCCAGCACAGGAATATCCGGCGCCGGTGCGCCGGACGGGAGATAAGCCAGAGTGATGTGAGGCATAAAGCCGTGGTTGGCCATCGGAAAGCCGTCCAGCGCCTCTACCAGCGCCTGGCGGAATGCTGGCAGGCCTGGAGCATCGAAGGATGCGAAGAAAGCATCTCCGGTGTCATCACTGCCGGCAAAGCGACCCAATCCATTAACCTTTCCGATGATCGCAGATTGTTTGCGTGCAAACACGCTCAGCCTGGCGATCAGATCCAATTTATCGAAATCTACCTGTGTGCTGTCTCCCAAATACGTCAGGGTAATGTGCAGATCGCCGGCCGGTATAATTTCCTGCGCGTCCGGTAAATCGGTCAAAGCCAACTTCGCCGCAGCCTCGGCGGGGACAAAGAAAGCCACCATGATGCCGGAATGAGTTTCCTTTCGGCTCTCGGCCGCATACAATGCCCGCATATACGCCAAGGCGCGCTGTTTAGGCATCGGCGTTTTTGACTTTCTCTCGCCGGTGTCTTGGTTCTTCACGTAGAACAAACCCTTGACCTTCTCTAGCTCGTATGGCATCAGCTTTTCCTTAGTTCTGCCCGCAGCGCTCGCAGGAATTGGCGCGGCGCTTCTTTATCCCACTTTTCCTTGATGGTGGTATCGAACTCGCGCGCCGTGGTTCCAGGATGGTTAACTGACTTTGGCCGGGTAAAGTCCTTGTTGGCGTTATGCCCCTTGTTGGATCCGATCCACCGAGGCCGAGTTTTGGCCCGGAATCCGGTTGCAAAAAAAGCCAGGCGCTCCGCATTGCGCGCTGAAATTTTGTGCGGCTTCGTGCCTCCGCTTACCCACAAGTACACCTGGTTATCTGTATAGATGCGCCGGCCGTCAGGGATTTTCTTGATAAAAAAGCTCGGCCGTTCTTTCCAGGTACGCGTGGTTACCTCGAAATCCACCTTGATCGCCTTGGCGTTTTCCTCGAGCTGGTTCTCGATGATCCTGGTAAGGTTCAGCGTCAAGAATTTCTTAGGGATGATGGGTACCAGGTTGATTTCGGTCATAACAGCGCCCCTCCCCGGATTTGTACCGGGTTCCAATCTTCCGACCGCTGCAAACAGGTCTGGCAGTGGTCTGCGTTGCCCAGCTCCCAATAAGCGTCATGATCGCCAGCCTTCTCGTCGAGAGTATCAATCCTCCACGCGCACTTACAGCGTCCACCACACTGCGTTCCCTGCCCCGGCATAGCCGGTAACGGAAGGTCGCCTACCCTGGCCTCCCAATATTCGGTCGTGATCGAGCCAGCGTACATATCCGCTCGGCCGTAAAACGCCGCTTGGAACTCGCCCGCTGACGATATAACCAAAGCAAAATTATCCAGATAGGCTAACTGCGCCTCCACCTGGGCTGCAATGCTATCTAGCGCAGACTGTGAAAGAGATTCGCTCTCCAGCCCGACCATGTACGCTGCCGTGTGGTAGCGGGCTAGCAGCGCCTGCATGCCGGCCTGCCAATCCTCTACCTGGATCAAGCCGGTCTCGAGCTGCGCCGTCAGGTCATGGATGGACAGGCGCAGCTTGTCGATCAGGGATTGGAGTTGAGGTGGGTAGCTGTTCATATCATATAGATCCCGCTGATCCTGGTGGACGCTACAACCTTAATTACCAGCGTGTGAGCCGCGTAAACTCCAGCATCGTTGCCTTTTTTGTTTGAAGTCAAAGCGTGCCAGTCTCCCCCGTCAATCTGGTATTGGATTGTCTGGCTCGCCCCCGTATCAAGATATAGGTCCCAAAAGCGAAATGCGCCGCTATAAGTAACTGTGGCAGGTGTTGCCACATCAACCGATTTGATGCTGTCGCCGTCCGTAGTCCAGGTGCCGGTTGTACTATCGTAATCCGTGCCGACCTTGGATGATGGCGCTCGTTCGGCATCCACCGTATCGGCGTATATCCGCGCCGGTAAAGTCGTGCCCCAACCATCTGGCGTAATAGGCGGCAGGGCCGGTTCGAGCAAAGCCGCAGCCGCCGCGTGCCCGTTTACACTTGGATGAACGTTATCGTCGACAAAGTACCAGCTCAACGGATGAACGGCTGGTACATTGGCGACCAGCAAGGCCGCGTAATCGACATAGGCTGCACCATAATGCGTGAGCAACGCTATACGCTTCGTGGCAGTGCCATAGAGCGTTTCCATCACATTGGTCGGGTCATCAACCAGGTAATTATTCACTCGCCCGAACAATATTCCCACAACCTTGCAGTCAGGAAAATCGGTTCTGACCTTGCGCAGGATAGCCTCGCAGCAATAGTCATTAAGCGCGGTATTGTCGTTTGGCTCGCAGTCAAACACAAGCAGCGTGGGGGCGATGGCTGTAACACGGGCAGCGTACTCGGCTAACATAAAAAACGAGGCTGCGCTCGGATTTCCTTGGTTGGACGAATTAATTAAATAGCTGGCTCCCAGGTAATATCTCAGCCAGGCGGAGGCCAGGTTCCTGAAACATTGGGTTTCGGTGACGTCGTAATTGTATGTGATGGACGTACCCAAAAAGTTGACATTAACTGTGGTCACACCGCTCATCGCCGCGATGCCAAAGCCGCTGCACTGGTTGCCAGCGTCTGACGAAAATAATCCGTGCAACGAGTTATTGATAATCCCCACATCGGCGATAGTTTGGTTTGTCCCGACCTGCGTACCGTTATAAAAAAGTTGATATGTGGTGCCGCTTTTCCGAACTTCGATGGCCGCTCCATCCACGTAAGTAACAAACGTTTTGATGAGTGATGTCCATACTCCACCTACGCACTTGTATAGTCCGGCTAAAAGCCTATCGTGGTAGCCCACAACCAGATTTTGTGGATTGTCCTCATCGTCAAGATTGAGACATACCCCAGCTGGGCGACCCACTGCAACTGACCAATAGCTCATTATGCGCACATTTGGAACACTCGGTGTCATCCCGAGCAGCATGCTAGCTAAATCAATTTCCATCATGCTGAGATTGTCCCAATCATAGGTGCCAATTACTCCTGTTACCAGGCGCAGATACAATGGGTTATTTAGCTCCGGCATGACAAACCGGCGGTGTCCATCACCAGTGCTGCCGTATCCCACTGAGACAGGATAATCTACTCCATCCCCAATACCGCAGGTTCCCACGCTCCAGTTTGCTATATCCCACTCAAACTTGTACCACTTGTTTTTTGACCATCCCGGGTTGACGGTGGTCTTTGCTCCGCCATAAGCAGCCACAGCCGCATATTTTAGCAACCCGCCGGAGATAGAAGACCCTGCTGGATGGTCCCAATCGGTGTCTGCATCGAAACCTCCGTTGACGATCTTCTCGCCGCCGTAGGTTGGTGTGCAAACCAGTTTTCCGCCGACAATAGCCCAGCTGGCCGAGGAATGCCACGGTTCTCCTGGATCGCCATCTGCACGAGCAAACAGATCGTCAAACGGCAATGGCCCCAGCTCACCAACAACCGGATACACCGGTACCGCGCTCGCGCTCGGCGATGAGATATTGCTGTCAACCCGGGCAATCACTCCACGCAGCGCTGGGTCTGTTGATAGGGCGAAATTACCTCCGTTTTCAATCAGGTCGCTATCGTCGAGTAGCAACG